CTTCTTTCTCGTTAGCCGCTGCATCGTGGAGTAGATTGTCGATAACAGCCTGCTTAAAGGCCTGGGTTTTTACGACATCTGTGTAGGGGCCTTGGTCTTTGAAGACTTCGTTGTAGACAAATTGAATGCTGTCCCGGATGATCTTTTTAAGAGAGGAATTCAGCTGAGATTTATTCAGTGCCTCGGTGAGGGATTTGTGGGTCTTGGGGCTCGACGGAGCGAGCTCTTCGCCGGTTAGCGCATTCTTGGCAATTGCTTCGTTAACTTGCTTCTGCTGGACAGCAGTATTCTCGTTCGCCTGCTTCTTCAGCGTATTCGCGCCTTCGAAGAGCCCGTTCATCAATTTGATGAGGCTCTCCTTCACGGCCGGTTCCGTCGCATTAATCGCAGCGACGCCCAGCTGGGTCGCAACGCCATCCATTTTGATATGCTCAATGGCGTAAGGCGTCTTTATTGAATTTACGGCGTCTTCGAACGCTTTTGCGATCAGCGGGCCTTGACTTTTGGCGGCGGCTTCCGCTTGGGTGAGCGAAGCGAAGCCATTCTGTCCCGGAGCAGCAGCCGGTGCTTTCGCCGAGACCATCTTCGTAACGGCGTCGATGAGCTTTTGCTGCGCTGCTTCTTCCGCCGCGCTCTTCGGCGCCGGTTCGATCGGCGTCCCACCCTCAATTTGGTGCAACGGCGTCCCGCCCAGCAGGTCCACCCCCTGGGCAATTGCCATCAACAATTTATTGACTTCCGGCGCATTGGTCGCGCCTTGCATGCCCTTTGTGTATTGGAAGATTTTCTCGTAGAACGCCTGCTTAAATTCTGGTGTATCTGCTAGGCCTGACCACCCGACCTGGGGGTATTGCTTTTTAAAAGCGGCATGAACTTCTTTTAAAAGGCCCTTCGCCTGGTCAATCGCATTAATCGCGTCGGGGCCGCTATATTTCTTAATTGCGTCCATCGCGGCGAAGACTGAGCCGGGCGTGCCGGTCTTCTTCGGCTGGGGCTCTGGCTCAGCGCTAGACTTAGAGCCCCATTTGCCCAGCAGGGCGGCGTCGGGCGCCGCGCCGCGGCCGGGCGCACTGATCGGCTCGGAGAACGCGCCGTTGTCAATCGCGTCCAGAATATCCCTAATTGGAGCAATCTGTTGCTCAGTCAGGCCCCCATGGCTATATAATTCGAGCATGTGGGCAACGGCTTCTTGATCCATTGCCTCGTCATAGTCCGGGCGGTCCTTATTGTACTCAGCGTAGAGTTCACGGATGGTCGGCGCGGACTCATAGTTTTCCGCGTAGGGGTCGCGCGTTTTGCGGGCGAAGTCCGCATAGCCCAGGCCCAGGATGTTGAGGTCCGTCGCATGGCCAAGAAGCCGATTCCAGGCGCTAAGGGGCAAGTGCCCCTCTCGGCGGAGGGCATGAAGCAACTCATGCCGCAATACGCCCCGAAGTCGATCGCTGCCACTCTGAGCCGGATCAACCGGAAGAAGGAAAAGGCCGCTGGGGTTCCCGAAGCCGGGCGGCATGTAAAAGGCCCGAACGTCAGTTAGGTCTTCCCACACGCCTTCCATGGCGACTTCCTCGCCATTGGTGGTTTGGAAGAAAGCATGGATTAGTGGCTTACCGGCTTCGTCGAAGCCCGCGGGCTCGACGCGCGTCAATACGTTGCCCGGGATGGAGTTCGGTAGCGCGTCGCCCAGGGCGGCGAACGCCTCAAGGTGCGCATCGACGATGGCTTGCGGCATCAGCACCGCGCGGCCCGCATTGAGCAGCTTTTTCGCCGTATCCGTAATCTGGTCGGCGTCCAACTCCGCGGAGAGCTCTACCGGCCGGGTTAGCGGGTTGCCAGGCTCAGTCGGCTTGCCGCTCGCCTTGAATGGCTTCTCTGGGAGTTCCTTCTTGGCCTCCTTCTTCGGGCTTTTCGCCAACATCTGCTGAAGGTTTTCCACCTCCAGTGCTTCCGGAGGTAGCCGTTGCAGGCCGCGGTTGTACAGGTCGGCCAGCGTGCCTAGGCGTTCCTGCTCCTGCGCCACGTATTCCGGCCCGCGGTCAATAACGGCCCGCGCTGTATAAGTGGCCTTATTAGCCTTGCCCGCGCGGGCAAGGTCCACGCCCGCATTTAGCTCATTCAACTGGCGCTGGTAGCTATTCCGGGTGCGCAGGATCTGCTTCGGGCTTAGATACATGCCATTCCAAGGTTGCCACCACTTTGCCACCGCGGGGTGGGAGCGGCTCAACATGGCATAACCGTCCGGCAGTAAAATGCCCGAAGGCTCCAGCCGCTCACCTATTGCATTCTGGGCGGCCCGCATTAGCGCCATAGCGGCGCCGGAGTTCTGATATTTCGGGTTAACCTCGATTAGGGCTACGTTCCAACGACCGTCCGGCGCTTTTTCCAGCTCGATGCTACCCATCGCTGGGCCGAGTTGCTTGGCGGGTTGCTTAACCGCGGAGAGCTCCAGGTTTCCGGGGTTGCCGTGCACGACGAAATAGCGGCTATCTTCCGAGCCGCCCTTCGGCCGCCGCGGGTCAACCTGTTCCCGCACCACGAGGTTGCCGAACTTAGTCAGCTTCGAGGGCTGCCATTGGGCTGCCTTCTTCAACTCCTCGGGGCTTTGCTTGAACCGGGCGAGTGCTTCCTTCGCGCCTTTGACCTTCGAGGCGTAGTAGTCCTGCCACAACTTACCTTGTTGCGGCGCCGTGGGATCCGCTTTAGCATTGGCCAGGCGCTCTTCAAAGTAGCCGAGCATCTCGGTGAGCTGCGGCTCGGTGTAGCGGCCGTAATCGAAGCGGGTGCGGCGGGGTTGAAGGGCTGCGTCGGCCTCCGGAGAAGCCTCAGGAGCTGCGCTCGGCCCTTCCGGCGCACCTACGGCGCCCGGCACTTCTTCGGTCGCCCTCGGCCCCTCCAGGGCCTTAAGCGGTGCGCCGAGTTCGCGCGTCGGCTCAACGACCGTGTAGCCTTCGCCGGGGACGAGGTCGATAAAGCTGAGCGGTTCACCGGGCGCACCCGAATAGGGCTGCCCGCTATACGGCGCTTCTACCTCGGGCGTAATTTCCGGGATGCGCGGTTCGGCCTTACCGCCGCCGAGCACCGCCCCCGCCCCGCCGCCCAAGATGGCGCCGAGCGCCGCGGACTCCGCGACGCCTTCCGTCGTTGCGCGGCTTGGGTCCGTGGTTTGCTGCGTGATAATGTTCTGACCGAGCTGGGAGCCGCCTTCTTGGAGCCCTTCCTCCAACGCGCCTTCCGCCGCTGCGGCCGCGCGGCCGAATAAGCCGCCGCCCGGCACGGAGCGGGTTAGCGTCTTCGCGATCGGAATAGCCTCGGTGAGGCCCAGGCCCGCATAGCCGAAGGTTTTCAGGATGCGGTCGAGCTCATCCACCTGGGCCGTATCGCCCGCGGCGCGCGCCTTATCCTGCGCGGCCTTAATTTCCCGCGTGGCTTCTTCGAAGCCTTGCGAGCCGGTCGCGCTGCCGCCCATCGCCGCAACCACGGCCGCCGCGGCTTTCGGCCCGGCCTTGAGCAGCGCGGTCACGGCGCCGCCGCCGTAGAAGGCCCCGAGCTGACCCACCCCCTGGGCGAGCTGCATGGAGAAATCGTTCTGGCGGGCTACGTCGCCGGGGAACATTCTGTTCACTTCCAGCTTCGTATCCTGAGCCCATTTTAGCAGCGCGTTATCGTCGACCTTCTCGTCGCCCAGGTAGCCCGCTACAATGCCCGCGAATTCCGGGATGCCCAGTACGGCGCCGCTAAAGCCTTGCACCACGTTCTCGGTGCCCGCCCGCAGGCCGGTTTTGGTTGGGAGCGGCGCGCGGCCTGCTTTCATCTCGTTGAGTGCGTTAAGGTCCGGTAGCGTGGCGCGCGTGGTATTGAGTTGCGACTGGTAGGCGCGCGTAGCGTAAGGCGAAGGCGACGCCTTAATCAGCGCCTCGAGGTTGGCAATGCGTTTCTGGCCGTTCTCGTAATCCTTGTATTGTTGATCCAGCCAGGCCTGCTGATCGGCCGGGCTCATCATACCGAAGCTCTCACCTAGCGTGCCCCGATATGGCTTCGGCGCTTTCTCCCGCGCAGCCCAGTCGCGGGCATCCTGATCAAAATAGGAATGTAGCTTACCGTAGCGGTCTTCAGCTTCTTGCAGCGAGGAGTAAGAGGGGAATTTATCCCAGCCGACTGCCCCCACATTGCGGAAAATTCGCGCGCGTTGGGCGTCGTCGTTCATATCGTAAATTTTACCACCCCAGACAGTCGGGATGGTGTAGTAGCGGCCGTCTGCCTCTACCGTTGTTTGTAAAAGTGTGGAGCGCGATCCGTCCGGATTTGTGACGCCACCCGGTCCATAAAGGTTGGTGAGGTGGCGCTTGTAGAAGTCCTGTTCCTGCGGATTAAGTTTTAGCGCCGCATTGGCCGCGTCAAACTGTGATGGAGGCGCAAATTTGCGCGTGGGCTCCTTCACGTCCGCGGCGAACGCCTTAAAGGGGCTGTACTCGGCCTGCGGGGCCGGAGAAAAGGGAGCCCGTGGGCTTAGAACGGGCTCTGAGTCTAGCGTCGGCCAGGAGTTCGACGCTTCTCGCTTAGGCTCAGGTGCTAAAGGCGGAGCGAGGGCAGCGGGTTCGAGCTCCGTCCGCCAAGGATTCGTCGCTGGTGAGGGAGCGATTGGCTCAATCGTCGGCGCCCATCCGCCCGGCGTTGCCGCTGCGGGTGTCACTGTATTAAACAGGGCCGGATTAAAGAGCAGCTCATCCCAATAACCCATTTAGGCGCTCGCTCCCAGATTATTGGCGCGGATATAGTCGTCTAACCGCGCCATGACAGCCTCGCGCGGGGCGCCGCGAGCAATCGCGTCTTCCGCCATACGTTGCGCTTCCTGAAGGCCCTGGAGCCCGGCGCCGCGGCCGGGCGTAGCGGGCGCCGGAGCAGCTGGACCCGCGGCGGGAGGCTGCGCGGAGGGCATAGGGGCCGCCGCGGGCTGGCGAGCGGGGGAAGGCAAAGCGGGCTGCGGCGCGGCAGCGGGGACGCGGGCTGCGGGCGCTTGCGGCGCCGGGCGCGCGGGCGTCAGCCCCTGGGCACCCTGGCTCGCCACGCCCGTCCGCACCAGAATACGGTCGAAGTTCCGGAGTGCATCAAGCATCGGCGTGGAAGCAACCTGCCGTAAGGCAGTCTGCACCTGAGCCGGGTTGTTAGAGAGGAGCTGTTGGGCGATGCGGGTCGCTACGCGGCGGTTAATCGCCTTATTGCCCAGGAGCAAGGCTGTGGCCAGCAGGCCGCCTTCCTCGTCGCCTTGCGAATAGCCCAGGCCGCCGACCAGGCCGAGCTCGACCAATTGGCGGGCGGTGGTGCTATTCCCCATCGCGCCGCGGACCAGGTCCATTACGCCTTCCACGCGCAGGAAGGTCTCCAACTGACGGGCGCGATTCGGGCCGAGGGCGATGGTTAGCCGCTCGCGCGCGTTGGGGGAGTTATTGATCGAATTAAGCAGCGAGCGACGGTCCGGATTATCCCGGACGCGGCTGATAAAGCGCGTCGCGAAGCCTTCCGCGAAGAGGTCGCGTTCTTGCTGCGTCATTGCGGCCAGCGCGCGGCGGGCGGCGCCACCTTCAAAGCGGCCCGCGACGAAATTCTCACCCGCCTCCAGGGCGTTCTGGGCCTGGAAATAGGTCTGCGCCGTACCGCGTGCCCGAGCGAAGTCCGGGACCATGCGGTCCAGCTCCGCGACCAAGGGGCGCCGCAGTGCATCAATATCCCGTGCGGCGGAAAGGGCGCCTTGCCGCTTCAGCGTACCAATCTGATCGTCCAGATTACGCTTAACCGCGTCCCAGAATTCCAGCGTATAGCCATTCGGCCCGCGGGTGCCCGTCGTCCGGCCGCCCGCCGCCGCGGCGCGGTTGCGCACGGTATTGGCGGCCTGGGCCATCGCCGATTCCATGGCGGGGGCGCCACTGAGTTTGGTCAGGATAGGGCTCATCAGCCCGTTACGGCCTTGGCTGTAGGCCGCATCATAAAGCGGTCGACGTGCATTGCGGGCCGCGATTTCCAACGCCTCACGCGTCGCGGGCGCATTCGGCCCGCCGACTTGACCGGGACGGTTAACCAGGTCACGGATAAAGCTCTCGGCGCGGGTGCTCTGGCCTTCCAGCCGCTCGTCAATCAAATTACCGATCAGAGAGCGCGCTTCGGGGGACTGGTTCGCGGCAGACCGCGCCAGAGCACGCGTCGCCTCACCGCCCGCGTCGATTACGCGGAGGTCTTGGCCTGCCCGGCCTGCGGCGCGGGCTTCTTGCGGGGTTAGCGGCTGGCCGCGCGGGAAGGCCCGGTCGGCGCCCACAGCGGAAGCAATATCGCGGCTAGCCTGAGCGTCCGGCGCCAGAGCCGAACGCACGCGGTTAATCGGATAGCGGGCCGCAGCGCCCAGAACAGAGGCACCTCCGCGGAGGATGGGCTCCACGACACCCGGCAGTGCAGCGCCGAGGCCCGCGGAGACGGCCGCCTTAACCGGATCAATGCCTTCTTGCGAGCCCACGCCCGCGGCCAGGGCGTCCTGTGCGACAGAAGCTGCACCCATACCGCCCGCGCCGAGCGCCGTTCGGGCCGCAATGGACGTGCCCGCGCCTGCGGGGCCGAGGAAGGGCAGCGTCGCAATGGTCTGTAAGCCGAAGTCGCCTACGTCCTGGGCCGAGAACCCCGGCTTGTTCAGGTAAGCGAAGTCCGTCATGCCCGGCGCTTTGAGTAGGAGGTTGCCCTTAGCATCCTTCTTCTCTTCAAGCCCAGGGATGCGGGCTTTTAGAATATTGACTTTGCCGGTTTCAGTCGGCGCGATCGCGGCCAGGCTCAGCGTGGTTCGGATATTGTCCAGGCCCGCTTGGTCCTTACCGCCCGTGTCATTCCGATAAGCGTCGCCGAATTCCGGCCGCTCGGCATAAGCGGGGTCCAGCCGCTCTTCGCCGGTATAGGCTTTGCGCAGCCCTTCAGCGGTGCGCTGAAGGAAATTCGGCTTGGGACCCGCGGCAGGAGGCTGCGCGGAGGGCATAGGCGCCGCAGGAGCGGGCGTAACAGGCTTAGCCTCATTTAGCCAAGGCTTCGCTGCGGGCGCCGAGGACGGTGCAGGGGGAACGGCGTCCGGCGTAAAGGGATTCGGGACGAGACCCTCGTCCTCATCCTCCGCCACGGGCGCAGGACCGACCGGAATTGCTTGATTCAGCCAAGGCTTCGCCATGGACCCCTACCTGGGCTTGGTGTGCTGGGTACGCTTACCCGCTTCGTCAATATCGATGAATGTGGCGCCGGGTTTCAGGGCGTCATAGTCTTCCTGCGAATTCACCACCGGCCAGCGTTCTACGTCAGTCGCTCCGCCGCTGCCAGGCTCATTGTCGCCCACTCCGGCCATGTCATGGGGAGCCGGACCGAAATTTGTTGAGCGGCCACGAGGATTTTCTTCGTCGTCGCCAATAAAGCCTTTCCAGTTTCCGATATTTGTCTTATTGACGGAAAGTGTTCCATCCGAATTGCGGGTAATAACCGGATTGGCCGTAATATAAGAGTCCCAAGCATCTTGTGCTCCTTCCAAGGAACCGCGACCTTTACTGAGCCAGCTCTCGAAGAACTTGGCTCGCTCAATCTGACGCTGCGCTACAGCTTCCATACCGGCCATCGTTTTATCGGCGGCAGCGTCTGTCATGCCGAACCCTGGAGTGCCTCCAGCGAAGAGGGCCATTTCGCGATCAGTGATGGCGCCCTTCGTCCGTTCCGTGAAGCCCAGCTGGATATCCAACTCCTTCGGACTCAGTGCTTTAACGCCGTCTGTTAGGCCAAAATAATCCGTCCACCCTGCAATCGTGCTCGCGGGGCCGGGGGGCAGGCCTTTCAGCGCGTCCGGAACTGTTTTGCGCAATTCCCTGATCTGCTGTATTGAGCCAATCATCTCGCGAGCACTGTCGGCTTCGTTCTTATATTTCTCTACGCGCTTCACATTGGCCGTAGCCTGAGTCCGCGTTACGGCCGTGGCAGAGGGGTCGCGTTTACCGCCGCCGATATATTCGATATTGGCGGGGCCTTTTTCGTTGTAGAAGAACTTGCGGGCCTGACCGGATTCCGGGTCGTAGTCCTCACCGAGCTTCCGCTCACCGCCGCCGAACAAGGTCGGCAACACGGTTTTCAGGATCTCTGGGTTGCTAGCCGCGGCCGTGGCCGTGTCCACGTCCAACCCGCGGCTCATTAGTGCGCGGATAGTCTGGTTACGGACCTGACCTTGCCGCTCTAGGTCGTCCACAGCCGCCATACCACCGCCGATCGCGGGGAGGATAGCGTCAGAAGTGCCCAGCCCGCGCAGGAAGGCGGAGATCTGTTGGCCCGTCGAGGGGGGCGCAGCCCTCGGTAGCGTGGCGGCCGTCGGAATAATGCCCGGCGCCCGACCCGCTCCCGGCATAGCGCTCGGCGCGGCAGCCGATTGTGCGGTGGGGATGGCGGCCGTCGGTCCGAATTGCTTCATCGGGCTGTAGTTGGGGGCACCCGTGGGTTCGGGTGGCGGAGAACCCGGATTTGGGCTCAGCATATCCGTCTTGGCGGCCGTATTCGATTGCTGCCCGGCCGAGGAAAGCATCGGGGGTGGCACCAGGGACGCCGTCATGCGGAACTGATCCGCCGCAGATTGCGGCATTTTAAATGGCGAGGCTGCTTCCGCAGGGAGTTGCGTCTCCGCAGCCTGGGCCATCGTCTGCATTAGCAGGTTGCGCAGCTCCGGGTCCATGGAGAACGCCGTCGAAGCATTAACGTATTCCTGTTCGCCCGCCATCTTAGGCCGCTCCCCGCTGCATAAACAGCTCATCCTCTAACATCGGCCGGGGCCTCGGCGCGGGCAGGCGCGCGACGTTCCCCTCAACTTGGTCGAGGAGCCCAGGGCCTTCGCCGCCCGCCAGCATGTCCGCAGACCGGCGCGTCGCCGCGTCCATATCCACATATTTGACCCGGCCATCGTCGGTACCCGCTTGCGGCGCATCATATTCGTGCACCGCTTCGGGCGTGACGTTCTCAAGGTCTTGCGCCGAAAGGCCGATGCGCGTGGTGTCCTCGCCCTTGTATTTAAAGCGATAAATCGGCGTACCATCGGCCAGCGTGCCAATTTGTTGCAGGTCTTCCTTGAGCCGTTCGTCAGACAGCAGCTTAGCGCCAACATTAAACCCAGTGGTTGAGGATGAGCCGGTGCCACTCTGTTGCTGGCCCAACTGGGCGACGGGCAACAGGAGCGAGGCCAGCTGACCGTATTTCTCATACGGCGCCGAGCTCTGCACAGCGTCCACGTTATATTGGCCGAGCGGCCCCCACAGCGAAGCGTTCGTCGCCGCGTCGGCGATCGGCAGCGCGCCCGCCCGCGCTTGTAGCGCTGCGGTGTCAAGGCCCTGCATGCCAGTGGCCGTAGTATTGCCCGCATTGAAGAGGGTATTCGCGGCGCCGAGCTGATTGGCTTGCTGCTGGGTAAACAGGTTGGCCAGGATCGGCAGTTGGGCTTCGGTAACGCCGGAGGCGACCGATTTCTGATTCATGCCACTAAGGTCGCGGCCCGCGCCCGCAAACTGGGCATTAATGCGTTGCTGGACCGAGTCACCGACGTTGGTCAACATTTCCTGGATATACGGATTTTCCTTAAAATCCAGGTACTTCCCTTCGGCATACGGGGTCAGTACGTTCTGCAACGCACCGTAAGCATCGCCCAGCTGGGAGGACTGGCTCTGCGGCCCGGTAAAGAAGTCATTCGCCAGGCCTGTTAACTGGCCGGCAAATTGGTTGCCCTCGCCGTAGATATTGCTGAGGTCGCCCAGGGCGCTTACCTGCGTGCCCGTTAGTGGCTCAGTAGAGAGGTTGCCCACTCCGCCGAGATAGTCCTCCAAATAGGGAATTGTCGGCTCCCAGGGGTCTTGCTGGGAGCTCGATTTTGATTTAGTCTTGCTGGATCCGAATCCGAAGCTCATGAGCTTAGCCCCTTAGGCCGCAATCCGTTTTTCGAAGAGGTACGTGCGGCCGTCCTCAGCGCACCCGATGATGTTTAAGTCGTCCACCAGCGCCTTATAGGCGGCTCGTCCAAAGAACCGCACGGCGCGGCAATCGTTCATTTTCGCGAAGTCAATAACCAGGGCTTCGATCTTCGGCATCCAGAGTGGCAGCCGGTCGCCGCTCAGCCCGCAGACGGTCGCGAAGCCATGGCCTTCCTCGGCCACGCGGAGGTCACTAATCCAAATGCCCAGGGGGCGGAAGGGGTCGCGCTGGTAGGCCACGCCGAGCCAGGCCTTCCCGTTAACCACGGCTTCGACGAATTCATCGAGTGCCAGGTCGGAAGCCTTAAGGCCGCGCAGGATGTAGTAGCCGAACACCTTGATCACGTCACCAATCTGGCTCCGTGGCACCCAGGTCACGGTAATCGGCTGATCAAGCAATCTACCCAAGTGTGACAAAGCCGAAATTCCTTGCGCCCGCACTCGAAGAGTGGGTGATAGTGAACGCGCCCGCTTCACGCGCGCTAACGTAGAGGCTGCCCGCACCCCATTCCGTCGCCGCCGCTGCGTTGAGCGGAATCAGCAAGGGAATAGACTGCGGACCCGCATTCGGCGCCCGGACCACCGTCGTCGTGGCAGGCGCGACGGCGAGCGTAACCTCCCCGAAGCAATTATTTCGGCCGGAAAACAGGTCTTGAATCGCCTGAACAATCTTGGCAACGTCGCGCTCACCAGGAACCGGATAATTGCCGCTCATGATCCACCCGCTCCTCGGGCTTCCGGGATAAACCCCTTAAAGTACGTCCAAGCTTCTGCCTCGGGAATACGGCCCTTTATTCTCAGGTATCGCCCCTCTACAAGCTGGGGGCACATTCCATCATCGTTAAGCTCCGTTTCGTCAGAATACGTGGAAGCAGAATTTAAGTTAAACCGTATGCCGATACTACAGAAAATCTCCGGGGAATCAGACAACGGCCAAACACCGTTCACGTCCAACACCGAGCCGGGTACCGAATATTCGGCCGTTTCTAGTGTCGCCTCCTGAAAAGGCCCGGTGAAAAAGGAAATGATATGAGTCGGCGCCGAGATGGAGAGCGCGGGCAGCGTTGAAGTAGAGATGTCGTCCAGGCTGAACGGCAGCGCGTCGAGGCTAGCCGAAATCGCGTCGAGGTTTTCCAGCGTCAGGCCCGGCTTGGCTAGCGAGGTGATATATTCGCCGTCAATCTCGAAGGGCGTCCAACGGTTGAGCGCCCAATCGTAAAGCAGCGCCTTATTAAAGCGGCCCATATTGCCGCCCGTGATGGTCTTATAGACCCAAATCACGACGTTGGTGGTAGGGTCAGCTACGCCGATCATCAGCTGCGGACTGGCAGAGTCCCATTCCGCATAGAAGGTACGGTCCACGCGCTCTTTACCGATCGGTGTTAACAGGCCCGCCGCGTCGGACTGCACAAAGCCCTGGGCCGTAAGGAAGAAGATCTTCTCGCCTGCGGCCACCAAGGAATACGGCGCGTTTAGTCCACGGTCCTGAGCGACGCGAATAATCTGGAAGACCAGCTCCGAACCAGGCACATAAACCATGCGCCGGATCGCGCCTTCCTGCAGGATCATGCCGTATTCGCCGCCCGCCACGCCGCGATTCAAGCCACCGTCGGCCAGGTCTTGGAAATCGGAGAAATTGTCACCGGCCGTCCAGTTGTCAATTTCATTCAGCCCCGACCATTGCACCCGGTAGGGCTGGTCTAAGAGGCCAGAAAGCACGACAAATCGGTTAACAACCGCGATATAGGCGGCTTGCGGCGGACTGCCACCGAGGTCTGCGAACGCTGAAGAAGAGCCGAGCGTGAAGCTCTGCACAACCTCGTTCGCCTGGGTGGCTAGCACAACGTTATTAAACTGCGCGAATTGCCACTGAGCCGTAGAGCTCAGCGCGGAATAAGCCAGGCCCCCCTGGGAAACATCGTCCCAAGTGAAATCCGTATTGTCCATGAGGTAGAGGCGGTCGACGGTCGCAGCGAAGATCGCCACCGATCCGTCACTCCGCCGAGCGTAGAAATAGCCGCGGCAGGCGGCCGGGAGCGCCGCTGTATAAGCCTGGGGTGAATTCAGCGGGCCATAGCCATCCGCGCGTGGTTTGACATTGAGCAACGAGCTCGTGTAAGCTTGGGCGTTATGGTCCGAAACGTCGGGCCGATATTCGCCCAAGGCGAGCGGAAGTGGCTGGGGTGCGGGCATTAGAACGCCATGGCCTTAATACGACCACCCCCTGTTTTGGTCTTGCGTGTAGTGCGAACGTTGAGCTGCTCCAGGGCCTCATTGACGTTGGCCGTCATTACCTGGGCTTCTTCCACGTTCCGCAGGACGTGCGTGAATATCTCGTATTTGGCCCGGCTGCGGATCAGTCGTTCCGCCGTGGTCATCCACGGGTTGCCAGTTTCCCCGTCGGTCGCGGGTTCAGCTTGCTCTAGCACCGCGCCAATGCGCACCGTCCAGGCCTCATTGGGCACCGGATAGAGCCAGAATTGTTCGTCGTACCAGGCATACCAGCCCGGCTGACCGAGGAATTGCGGCGTGGTGCCACTGTCCTCAACATATTTCATCGTTTCCGGCAGCAGCTCAAAGGGCTGGTCGCCGATCACGATAAAGGCGTAATCCACCTTAGAAATCAGTCCGATAAATGCGGCCTGTGCGGCGCCGTAATTGGGCCGCAGAGCAATAGTGTCAAAGGTATTCTCGCGGGTTTCATTGAAGAACCAGCGTTCGTGCTCATACGCCTTAATGGCCGTAGAGATAGCCGCCGCGATTTGCGTGGTTAAGTCTGTGCGACGGAGCTCCGACGCGATCCTTGCCTTCATAATGGCGAGCGTGGTCATGCCTTACCCCTTACGCACGTAAGGGCTGGCCCGCCGGACCAGCCCTCTTATTCGCCGTTAAGCCCCTAAGAAGGCTTAGGAGAAGTTCTTGTCGTCCAGGATGTATTCCACCCAGGCGCGACCAATACCCGTGGTCGCGGCCGTGCCGGTCAGGTCAACCACGGCCACCAATTCGGTGTCCGCGGCATAAGGACCAGCGTCGTTCGAGGTGGCCATCTCGTCCGTCGGAATCACGCCGACCGTGCCCAGGGCCAAGTCGGTAGCGAAGCCGTCCGGGTCTGCCGCCGTGCCGAGGTCCAGCACGTTCGTGGTGCCGGCATTAAAAGCCTGAGAGACCACCACGCCGCCGCGAATAACCGTCGCGCCGATCGGTGCGTAACCCAAGGAGAGCGTCAGGCCGTCCGAGGCGAAGGTGAAGTCGGCCGCCAGGTAGTGGACCTGGTGAGTGTGGTACTCGCGAGCGACCGTTCCCGCTGTATTCGTCGTCATATCCGTGTTTCCCTTATTGGGAGCCTAAGAGAGGCGCCCGTTCTCCGCTATCAGCTTGCCGCTGCCGCGTAGGTTGACACGACGACCACGCCGAAGTCCGCGCTGTTGAACACGGTCTTCTTCATGCCCCAGATGGACCAGGCCGAAACTTCCAGCTTGCGCTTGTGGTCGAGCAGCTCTTCGTTCCAGCGATACTTGCTGGGACCGTAGTTGTTCTGACCGTAAGCGATGACGCAGGCCTGCGCACCCAGCAGCACGGCGCGGCGGGTATTGCTAACCGCGGCCCCAGTGGAGCTGTTAACGCCGAGCGTCACGTCCTGCGAGGAACGCAGGATCACGCCGTTGTACTCGCCCAGGGCGCCGGTATAGATGGGGTTGCCAGAAACCTGGCCGCCCATCATCGCGGCTTTCTGGATATCCATCCACTGGCCGGAGGCCGAGTTGGTCCGCATGGACGTGACCTGATACGGATGCAGGTACATCACGTATTTCGGCTGGCCGCCGATACGGATCGGCCGGACCATGTTGTTGCCGACCTTGGCGTTTTCCACGGCCGCGTCGATCAGGTCGAGCGTGAAAACGTCCGAGGAGGTCAGCCCCTGGTCATTGGTCGCGGTGCCCGCCCAAATCTGGCGGCCCGTGCCCGCCGGAGCGGTCGCGGTATTCAGGCCGGTGTACTTCAGGTTGGTCTGGGCGTTGTTGCCGCAAACCTGGTTGAAGAACGAAGCCGACTTGCGGTCCGCCCACCACTCGCCCAGGGCGTCACGGGCCTGCTCACGCAGGTCGTACTGAACGCGCTGCGCGTCGATGGTGTTTTCGGAACGCACGCCGACAATATGGCCGAGCTCGTTGATGAGCAGGTTGTCGGAATAGAGGGAGAGAGACTCGCCGTTACCTTCGGCCGTCTCGCCTTCGGTCTTGCCTTCGCCCGTCAGCCTCGCCCGCAGTGCGATTGTCACCCGGTCGCCAGCGCCTTTGCGCGGCTCGGTTTTCAGCTGGATGATATTGTCCTCGCCCTCGCCAATCAGCGGAGCGATATCCAGGTATTCGCGTTCTGCGACTGCCAGGGAGCGGGACCACAGCTTGACCGCCAAGGCGTCATTGACGCCAAATGAAGTCGTAGCCATTGTGGGAATTGCCCCTAATAAGTGTTGAATTGTTCCCAAGTTAACAGCAGTGACGCCTGCTTAGCGCGGACAGAACCTTTAGTAGCGCACTAGGTTCTGAGAGTGGGAACACACTTACGGGGTTGTTCTACCGAAGCGGGATTAACCGCAACAATAGCAATAACTCAGATAAAATACTGTGGCAACAACTATTTACGTAGCTTCCGTAAAAATAACGCCGCCGTACTCTCGGCGTACAGGATGTAAGTCCCATCGCGGAGTGTGGCGATAGTAGGATCGCTCGTCACGCAACTCATCGCACGTGGGTAGTATCACGCCGCCCGTCTTTGGGTCTAACCTCCACCTATTGGCGATTTTCAGCACCTCTTCTTCCTGCAATTCCAGCCCGTATTTCTGGGCGAGCATTACGTCACCTTCTACCAGGTCGCCTTGCGGTAAGAAGCACAGCTTCTCAACGGCGCGGTTATCCGCGTTGACCCGGAAGATATTCATCTGGCGGCCGTAAACAATCTTGTAACGGTGACCAGTTTTCCCGCCGATCACGAAGAAGGCGCGGATCGCCTTCCAATCGACCAGCTGGGCGGGGGTGAGGTTCTCCTCCAGGAGCTTAAGGCCCTTTTCCTGTGCGGCTTTGCGGCGCGCGGTTTCCGCCACGCGCTGTCCTTCCTGAGCCGCAATTCCGACCATTTCAGCTTCAGTCCACTGAGCCCCACCCATCATGCGGCGCAACTCTTGCTCGGCGCGCCGCGAGAGCTCTAGCATCGCGGGCGCTATGGCAGGCCGCTCAATCGGTGTAAGCTCATAAGCTTCCCGCCTCAGCTCCGCATAGCTAACGGTGTCCACCGCCTCACGCTCAGCAGTACAATAGTAATGCTGATAATTCTGGCGCCGCTGTTGCTCTGCATTGCGATGCATACGCGCGCGGTGGCGTGCTTCTTGAAGCGCATAATGATGATATTGGACCTGATCATCGGGGAGCCCCTGGCGCTGCGCTGACTCGTAAAGCATCCGCGCCGCATGGACTTCGACGCTCAGCTCGCTGTCATTACGGGCTTCCGCGAAGACCTCGCGGATTCGATTTTCCACCTCATTTTGGGTTGAGCCACCGTACTCACCGCGCATCGCGCGGCGCACTTCCAACAACATATGGCCGAATTGGTGGCGAGGATCGGCGGCCATATTGTACTCATGGCCAGACTCCATACGCGCGGAAACAATCACGTCACCGCGGCAACGATCACCCGATTGGCTAATTTGTATACGGCCGAAGGAAGAGATAAAGCCCAGGGCGCGGAGCTCAGAGTGATAGGCTTGGCCCGCGAATTCCGGCCAGAACTGCGCGAAGGCTCGGTGGAGCTCGCGGTTGTCGACGTGCCGCTCGTACCGCATTAGGCGAGCGAGGCGCGTAAGGTCAACCCGGTCAGCATAGGTCTCACCCGCAGGGTTCGCGACTAACTGCCCCGGATCGACAGTAACGCTATCCGCCGACGAAGGGGGCGTGGAGGGTGATGGTGCGGTTGGCGTCGAAGGTGCGGGTGACTTCTTTCGAGCCGTCCGCGTTTTCCGCGACGGCGACGTATTTTTTGCCACCCACCAGCTCCTGAAACCTGTCCATAGCCTCAGCGACCTTGATCTCATCGGTTAAGTTGATCCGCGTATCGCCGCTGCGGTCCATAACGATCAGCTGTTTCATGTGCGCCTATGAGGAGTTAGCGGGTTCCCTAGTCCGGTAAACATCGGACTCTCCAGCAAGGATATGAGGTCGTAAAGCCGGTTACTCGACCAAGAAACCCAGAAAACGATACGCCGCCCCGGAGGGCGGCGCTCTGCTCTTCATGCGTGATTAGTGGCGGCTCACCGAGCCGTGAGCTACCTTGAGCGCGGTCGCTGCGCTGACGCGGAGGCAAGCGGCGCGGAACGCCGCCCGGCGCACCTGCTCCAGCTTGTGCAGCTTGACGGTAACGTGGAGCGCACCGCGGTCCACTTCCGTCCGGACGAAGGCGCCGAGCTGAATATTCGGGTCGCCGGTGAAGAATGGCAGGTCGAGCGTCAGTCGCTCCGGAACGCGCGTGGAGCCTTCCACGTTGTCTTCGTCGGCATAGCTGATCACCTGGGCGCTATTGGCCCGCTTGATCTTGGACTGGAATTTCACCGTGCGGGTCTGCGAGAAATTGGTGATCATATCGTAGAGCACCGCGCCTTCCGGCTCCAGGATATCGTCGATATGCTCCTCGACGAAATCGGCGAAGTGGATCTGACCCTGCGGGCGGCCACTGATACCAGCCCAGGCATCCAGCTGCGGGGACGTGGTGAGCTGCAATATCGCCTTGTGGCTCAGCTTACCGACGGAATGCGCGCCTTCGGCGCCGGGCGTGTGGTAATCCAGAACGGCGCTGATCCGGAAATTACCCTCCGAGGCGAACAGCCGCGTGCTGGCGCCCTTGAAGGCATTGACGTAGTCGACGAAGCTTTCCACGTCGTAGAATTCCGGCGCCGACGAGATATATTCCGGTTGGTCCGGCCGGAGGTGCTCGAGGGTGTGGTCGTCCGGAACGATAACGGCCTTACCACCGCCCGGATGGTCGAAGGGCACCAAGCCGCGCGTTACCAGTTCTTCGACTTTCGAGGCCAATCCGGCCAGGTCACTATTGTGCGAGCTCATATTGAGCTAACTCCTTAAGTTTAAAGGGATAAAAGCCGAGCTCGCGCTCGGCTTAGGGATGGGGAAATGCCGGCAACAACTTAAACAGCGGCGAGTTGCCGATTCGCCACTTCCGCGCGCGCCTCATCCTGCTTGGGTGAGGTACGGGTCAGCGAGCCATCGGTCCGGGCGAAGAAATTCGACTGGTCCGGCATGGCTTCCGGTGCTTTGGCGGTGATTTTGGCGTCGACCAGCGCCTTACCGCTACCGTTCGGCTTGACAGAAAGCGTCAGGGTAAGCGTACCGGGCTTCTGGTGCTCGTCCACGGCTAGGACCAGCGCAGCGAGCTTTTCCGTGGCGGCAGCACTCACGGCGCCGTAGTCCAGCTCGCCAAGAATTTCTGAGAAGGGACGTGGCAAAGGGAATACCTCCTAACATAAGGGAAGAAAATCCTTACCACGTTTTTATAGCCGGGCCAAGTAGAGCCGCGCTCTGTTTAAGCGTGGGCGTGCGGAGGCATCTTGGCCTTTACTGGACCTTTCTCGGGCTGGTCTTGAAGTTGCATAACCAGATTGGTTAGCTGTTCGACTAGCAACTCGCGGCTCGGTGCCAGAATTGTTCCATCTGAGCTTGTACGCTGCCGGAAATTAGCGTCCACATAATTCAAGAGGGCGAGTTTCACGTCCAATCGCTTCAGCGGCGGCGCTTCAGCCACTTCCGTAAGTTCCAATGGTCCTTCCTCGCGCGCTAATGCTGGGCGGCCAGAAAAGCTAGAAGCCAGCCCGCCCAATTTATCCCCGGCCCGGTCCATCGCTGTGCGCAGCGGGTTGCTCGCCACGTCGCCTTTGTGCGTATCGACTGCCATAAATGTCCCCCGTCGGTTATTGTGCCGGCGAGTTTAGGCTACACGGCCCCCCGCGTATTGTGCGAGAAGCGAGCGAAGTAAAAAGCGAAGCCCCGACGTTGCCGTTAGGCAACTAATTGCTCAAGTTCGCTAAAGCCTGCCTGAAAATTCAAGCCGTTACGGCCCATTATTGCATTCGCTACTTCCCGTTGCCAATAATGACCCATTGTCGCCCAATACATCTCACGGCGTTGCTCGCGCAATTGGTCTGGATTATAGTCGACAACTCGCCCCCGCGAACGAATTTCTAGTGGTCGTTGCGGCGCCACGTCCACCTCGATGGTTTCTGGGTTGGCGCGACCTTGTAGAAAGGGGTGGTTTACGCCTTCCGTCGTCACAGTAATCATATTAGCCACGCTAAGGATTTCCCGCTCGGCGCCGCTCTCTACATGTAGAGCGAGCGCCGCAAGCTGGTCTAGGCAAGGCGTGCCATCAATATAGAAGCAAATAGAGCCCAGGGTGGGGCCGCCCGTGGCCTTCACCGCGATATTAAGGCAACCATGCCCGACCGCGTCAATACTCCGTTGTTTCTCCACGGCGAAAGTAAGATCTTTGCCCCTCAGCACAACAGCGTCACCGCGAATAAATTTGTTCACGTCTTTCGGACCGATCAGCGAGGCCGCGAAATTCGCCGCCCGGATCAATTTGCGCCGGTCGCGCTTCTTCTCACGGCGGCTCGAGCGGTCAGAACGAATAGAAGTCCGCCCGTACACCTCCTGGATCAACCGAATGCGGTATTCCGGCACGGGCAGCGTCGAATCATCCTGGTTCTCCAGCAGCTCGAAGAACGCTTCTTCCTGCTCCCGCGTCCCGACCTTCGTCCCCTGGGCCATCCGTTTCATGCGTTGCGCCATCGCCCGGCGCCGCGCCGTATCGGAACACCGCCTTACATAGTTACGGATGAAACGTGGAGATTTGAGGCGCCGAGCCATCTTCTTGCCCGGCATCCAGGCCCGCCAGAGCCCAGGGCGGGGTGGCTTGCGATACGCCTTAGCGTAGCCGCCCTCACACATATCGCCGACCGCCCATTCCGCCAGCCAATAGGCTGCGTCCCGGATTTGTAGCAGGAAGCTGAGCACGGCGGCCCGGATCAGGCCGTGCCGCACTTCGTCGGGCACGCGCGGCCAGAGCTCGTCCGCATGGGCCAGGAACTGATCAATCATCTTGGGGCGGACATTCTCATTGCTAGTCCTGTCGCCGATGACCGTGATCTCACGCTGATTAAACTGGTCCACAATACCGGCCAGGAAGCGCCGGTCGCCATAAAGCATCAGCACATAAAAAGAAATAGCGTCGATTTCCATCGACGCCATGCTATCGTCCAATTGGGATGCCACCCAGTTGGGCATCCGCTCCCGTTGCGGTTTCATTTATCCGCCGCGCCTCTGCTTAACAGCCACTGATGAGCTTTTCGCAACTTCTTTCGGGTCTGTTGCGCGCTTAACCGTTCGGCCACGTTTAGGGCTCTTAACGATTGCCGCGGCGCCAGTATCAATGAAAGCGGCCAAATCCGCATCATCAATAACCACCGCGCGATTATTCCGAGCTTGTTCGGGGTCGTTGAGCTTGGTCTTCCGCGGCGGCGCCAGGCCGCCCGCCACTGGCTCCACGATGAAGAATGTGATCCCTTCCGCCATTTTCTTGGCAATAATGGCTTCGATAACAGCATCGCTTTCTTCCGTCCAGATGATGGTTACGTCACCAGAACGATTAAGCAGGGTGAGGGAACGTTCCATTAACAGGCTTGCCTTCCGCGACATGTTGGTACGACCCGTTCGGAAGTTGCTCCCACTTCCGTGCACGGTTGATCACCATCTTGGCATTAACGGCCGCTTGCAGATCAATCCCCAATGTTAGGGCTAATCTCTCTAAGAGGAGCAAGGCGTCGGCGATCACTAGCTTCGCGGACGCCGCATAGCTATGCGGGCTGTCCGTGGTATGGCAAACTGAGGAGAGGTCGTCCAATACGGAAGTAAATCGCCGCTGGAGATTAATGGCCAAGGAGTACTGCGGCACCCGCTCCTGGCCATGCGGGCCGACCGTCGGGACGCGGGTCGGAACGGTGATGCGATGCACAACGTCCAGTAGGCCCGCAACTTGCCACATCATCACGCCGCAATCTGCGACCTCATCGAGGATGGCTTCCATCGGAGCGTCGTTTAGGACCGCGCACATCGCCTCGTTAACTTCCTTAGAGGCGCGCGTGGCGATCTTTAGCGCGGTCCGTTGACCAAAAGTCTCTCGGGACCAGGCAAGAATGGTGTCAGGTGTTTCGTCGATCAATGCGAGTGCGGTCATGATTTTCCCAATATTCTAAGAGCGTATCACAGTGCTCCAGGCCACATTCCATGCGATTGACCCAATTGCGAGTCAGCCCAAGTTTCTCTGCCAACACCCGTTGCGAAACCCGTGCCCGCGTCCGGAGAATACGGCACCATTCATGCGGATAGAGCGCCATCCGCCGAACATCGTCCGCCGCCTTTTCTAAAACCTGATAGTGTTCCCGGGAAACGCCCAGGGCGGCAGCGGCAACGTGTTGGTCTACGCCCTTTCTAAATCGCTCAATGCGCAGCCGCTCTCCCTTAGAAAGCGCGTAACCTCGCTTTTTGCGGGTGGCATTGCCCTCAGGTAGTACAAAAGCTCGTCCGCTACCGGGCATCCGCGCCAAGACCTTACGGCGGCGCCGAGCACCTCGCTTTTCACTGTCCGGCCCAGCCTGAAGGCTGACCATAGTCCCGGAAGAAGATGCCATTCTTGCCCTATTCTCGCCATGACATGCACGCGGCCCCCCGCCGCGACGCGCTTATACAGGAACGTCCGTTGCTGCGGTACGAATTTCGGGAAGCGCACGATCGTTGTTTCCCGTTTCGGCCACGCCGCCAGCCATTTTAACTCAATCCAGCCCTCTACATAATTAATGTCCGGCATACCGGGCTGCATTACGTTCTCAACAAACACGCCATGCACCGGCCGGAGCAGTTTTAGGAGGGTAGAGCGGGCAGTATCTTCAGCCATTCTTCTAACGGATACGCATCGCAAATAACATGGGCTTCCTCGTAAAGCTGAGCGGCTTCCTCATAAGAAGCGCGCCACCGTTCGTTAAAGCTCAGCGCCAACGCCTCCACGCAAACCACGCGCGCAATGCCCGCCTGGATCACTGCCGCCGCGCACTGGCTGCAAGTGCCCGGCCGGAGCGCGGGCGGCCAAACGTAAAGCGTGCACCCACTCGGCCGCTCCGGCGCGGTTAGAATGGCGTTGAGCTCGGCGTGGACCACGCGGAGGTATTTCCGCTCGCGATTCTCGTAAACCTCTGGGCCGTCGCTGCACCCGCGCGGAAAGCCGTTAAAGCCCAGGGAGAGCACCGTACAGTCGGGCCGAGCGAGCACGGCGCCGACCTTTGTTGATGGGTCTTTGCTCCAGGTCGACACTAGCCGCGCTAGGCTAAGCATCCGGAAATCCCACTTCCGGCGCCGATCTTCCCATTCGCCTAAAAGGCTCATTTAATCTCACCCCAGTTGGGTCCGAGCTCCACGTCAACCTTGAACGGCACAGAGGTTCTCACCACGTTCTGCATAATATCCGCAATCGCGCGGCCTTCCGCCGAGTCCATCACCGAACCGTCTAGCTCGTCATGAACTTGTAACGCAAGATGGTGGCCCGCCCTGTCCACTTCCACAATCGCGGCCTTACACTGATCGCCGGAAGAACCCTGAATCAGCCGGTTTAGCCCCTTGTATGACCAGTCATAATTGCCGTTCTCATCCTTCGGGAAGCGGCAACGGCGCCCGAGGACGGTCTTGATATAGCCACGCTGCTTGGCCACCGTGGAGCAGGCCTCGCTGAGCTTCCGCACGAACGGTGCATTCTGGTCGAAGCGGTCTAGCACCAGCTGACCTTGCGGCCCCGCGGCGAGCAGGCGGCGTCCGCCTTGTTTCAGCGCGTCAGCGCCTTCCGGGCTATCTTCCTCGTACCACCGGCCCTTAAGCACCACCTTCACCGTGGTGGGATATCCCAGGTCCATGCAAAGCTTATAGCCGCCTTCGCCGTACATAATGCCCAGGTAGACGATCTTGGCCTCCTTGCGGGGCAGGCCAGTCAGGTCGGCCATCATCTGGTGGTTATCGGTGGTGGGGTCTTCGTTATAGCGCCGCACCATTTCGGCGGCGCCCTCGAGTTTCATTGCGGCGGCGAAATGCGCGCACCAGCGCGGCTCTTGCTGGCTAAAGTCAGCGCAGTACCAGGTCGCGCCTTCCTCCGGCAGGTAGATGGAGCGCCACTCCTTCGCGAATTCGTCGCGGCTGGGCTGCTGTTGGAGGTTCGGGTTCTCGCAGCTCATCCGCCCGAAGCGCGCGCCGCGCAGCCCACCGTCTTCCCGCTCGCCGAAGATTTGATTCAGCGTCGTGTGGATACGACCGTCGCACATATGGTCCCACACCGACTTCGCGAAAGTGGTGCGGAGCTTATTCACCTTGCGTGCCCAGAGGATAGCCTTCAGGACGGGGTGGTCCTCGCTATTCAACAGGGCCTTATCAATCTGCGGCGCGGCCGTCTTAGCCGTGGTGGAAATAGTAATACCCGCGCTCTCCAGCGCTGGGGCGAGCGCCCGCGCCTTCCACACGTCGCCGAGGTCAATACGGCGCCCGGTTTCGTGGTAGACGATATCGAGGGCTTTCTGCTCTTCTTCCTCGGACCACTCCTCAATCCGCCGCAGTCGGTCCTGGTCAATACGCACCCCGCGCCGCCGCATTTTGACCAATACGGGTAGCAGGGCTGATTCTACGTCCCAGATGCGCCCGAGTTCCTGTTCGGCAATATCCTCTTCCTGCCGCGCGAGGACGCGCAGGGGCAAGTAGGCGTCCTGCTCGGCGTAAGCGCCCACGTAACGCGCCGGGAGCCGCCAGAGGCCACCCTTGGGATCTACGTTAAATTCTGCGGCCGCCTGCCGCAGTAGCGTCTCATCCTTCCCCTCCATGCCGTAACGCTCGGCTACAGCATTAAGGTTGTAGCTCATATGGAGCTCATAAATCAGCGCTGCGGCCACCATCGTATCGCGGAACGCCTGCGCACGCCGGAACACCACCTTACGCTTCCCCACGCGCTCTTCGGCGAGCCAGTCTAGGTCATAATTGAGGTGGTGACCGACGACCTCACCTTCGAAGTCCTCCGCCTGGTCAGCCAGGTAACTCCAGGCTTGGACGGGGTCTTCGACGTTATCGCCGCCGAGGTGAGCCACGGGGATGTAATAAGCCGGGCCGTCGTCGATCGCGAAGCTATAGCCTGCAATATAATTGCTGGAGGGCTTGCGACGGACGCCCGGCCCGAGCTCGCGCAGGTCGGGGTCGCGCGTTTCGATATCGATAGCGACGCGCCGCGCCCCGCGCCAGGTCGCGGGTAACATAGAAAGCGCCGGGGGCTTCCAAGCAGCCTCCGGCGCGAACAAGTTCAGTTGTAACGTGGTGCCCCGCTTAAGCTGCTGGGCTTTGCTCAGAGACGCCATACTGGACCAAAATGATTGACGCTATTACGTCCATTACATAAGCCAGCTCAGCGCTATTCCATTCTGAGCAAAGCACGCGGAAGCATTCCTGCTCCTGGTCTTCCATCGGGTGGCGTGCGAAGAACAGCACCAACGCTTCCACCGGAACGGCGCCACGCGCAGTGCGGGCAGGGATCACCCCGCCGAACGGCGTTTCCACGGGGGCGTTGCTCAATTCGAAGAGCTTCTCCACGTAATGGAGCGCCTTTTCCAAGTCCTCCTTGCCATTCTTGGAGCGATGGCGTGCGATATATTTGGTGGCACAACCCTCAAGGTAACCCAGGCCGTAACGCTCGACCAGGTCCCAATGCTGAAAGTCGCCGCCCTGGGCGTAGTGGCTACCACCGACCTGGCGACTATTCGGGCTGTTCATTCAGGATATCCTCCAATGTTGTTTCGATCGATGCTGCAGAAATTTGATGCACGATTTGCCAAATCGGTACCGGCACCTTCTCTATCGCCTTGGCAAACCAGGCATAGAGAACGACGCAAGTCTCCTTAAATGCCAGGTTGCCCAGCCGGTATTGCTCACGGCTAAAGAGCAAGCATTCCAGCTTATCCACTGCCCAAAGCCAGTCCTGCTCCTCACCGGAGAGCAGCTCCAGGTTGACGCCAAGGTGGCGCCGCAAGAACTCCCGCTCCAAGCTGTCATAAACCGTGCCATATTCGGCGTCCGCCCGCAGCACCGGGCTGGGCACGTCGCCAATATATTGCTCGGCCATATCGTGCCACAACACGGCTTTGAGCAAGGTTAGCGTCGGATTCGGGTGGAGCAGGAGAAGCAAGGACACCACCCCGAAGGAGTGGTGTCCCAAATTCTGCTCGCCAATTAGCGTCTTCGTATGGAAGCGCTTAACGTAACTGCCTTTACGCAGCGTTGCTATTCGATCCAGGGTCGACTGCAGCTCGCTCGCGGTCCATCCGGCGACGATGGAGCCAGTCTTTGCATCCGACGCGCCAGTCGTCGGCTTGGATGCGGTGGGCGATTTCGAAGGCGTCGTCATAGCGTTGCTCTCGGTAAGCCTTGTGCGCATCCCGGAGAGGGACGGCAGTGCGGGTGAGGAAGGGGTCCGTCAGCCCGTCATGTTTGTTTATCCCGCCGCCGAGGAAAATGGCTAACTCCGCGTCCCACGCTATGTAGTCTGCGCGGTTATCAAATTCTTGCCGCTTCATCATCGGAATCAGCCCGTGGAACACCGCCCCGCCCGGCCGATTGCCGCGCTGAAAAGAACTGTCCACGTAGGGGTCCCAGATCGCTTCCGCTGGGCCATCCGGAACCTTGGCAATATTTTCCCGGAGGCTGTGCCCTTCGTAGAGCCCCGTCCGCTCGTTCATCACCTTCTCGTAAAAGCCCCGATAGGCATGCCAATTGAAAGAATTCTGATAGTATCGTCCAATGCTCACGCCAATAGAGGAAGCCAGGTATTCTAGCAGCATGCTCATATGCACAGCATTACTGCCATAGGCGCCCCAGAAAATATCGTTGGAGCGGCAATTCACCATCATATCTAGGCGGTTATGCCGAATGTTCAGGAAGATATTCGTATTGCAGGGAACGTCTTTACTTCCGTTGTCCGCTTTCATGGAATCAACGTCCGCATCCCACATGGAAATTACTGTCCGCCGATCGTTCGGATCGTTCCTAAGCCGCTTAATAGCCCAGGGGAGCTGGTCAAAATCAAAATAGCTGCGCCAGCGACGGCCGTAACTTGCCGGTAGCACCTCGCCGTCGTCACTATAAGCCGCCATCTGCTTGGCGTAAGTGGCGAAGAACTCAACATCGTATCTCCCCCCGAGAAAGCCGAGCCCTTCCATAAAGTGGAAGAACGGGTTGGCGTCGCGCTCGTGCCAGAAGACCACGCGCTCTTGCGGCTTGCGATAGACAGTCATCACCGGGTGTTCCATGACGAACACCTCGCCATTGCGGGAGTCTTGGCTCACGCCCGTAGAAGTCAGCAGCACGTAAAGCGCCGTAGGCAGCGCAACATGGACGTTGCGAATATCAATGACGTAGGGGTTCGGCGTCGACCAATCCATGCTTATACCTTCTCTTCAACTTCAGCCCCTTAAGGCCCCGAAGATATTTGCTTACCTCGCAAAACGCGAATTCGACTGTGTGCAAATTCCACTCCGGCCAGTCTTCCGGCCAATAGCGCGGGCGGCGCGAGGCTTGCAGGAACACGTCCATCACGTCCATCATCACCGCGCGGTCCTTTTCCGAGTGGCGATTGTAAGCGGCGAGGTTGTTATGCAGCAGCAAGCCGATGCCCGCGGCGCAGCCCGGCCCCGGATTGGTCCAGGTCATCAGGTCATTAGCGTCTTCGAGGATATCGGTATGGATTAGGTCGCAAGCCACCTCAGCCGCGGTAAAATCACCCATATAGGGGAATTTCCGGATAATCTCCCAGAGGCCGCGCTGTGAGCGGTCAGCGTGGCCGGTATTCCAGTGCCATTGTAGCAGCTGCGGCTCGCGCAGCTTGGCCTGTTCAATGATCCACAACACCCCATCCAGCTTGGTCATGTTCGGAGGAGTCTTAATGATGTATGCGCCGGTAACCAGGGGCAACATATCTGGGCCGCGATATTCGAGCAAAGTTTCGCGCCAGGCCCGGAGGTTGTAGTCCTCCTTGAGGAGGAACGGCTTGAGCAACTCGCCCGTTTCAATGCGGTTAAAGGCCCGGAAGGCGATCGTCGCCACCATCACCCGCGGGAAATGTCGCAGCGGGTCACGAATATGCTCACGGAACCAGGTGGTGGTTTTATCGTCTTCGCGGAAAACGTTGGTGAATCGCCAAGTAGAGAGGACCGGGTCGGTAGTCCAGGGGGCGGGTTCCCCGGCGCAGCGCCGAAGCAGAATAGAGTAACGCTCTCGGGCGTAATCGAAAAATCTGGTTAAATGCTTGTCAGTTACCGTGCGAATATTTGAGCTCACCTCGGCCTCCGGTCAGGACATTCGGATAAGGCCATCTTTATCCCCCAACAGCCTTGAAAACATCTGTCCAACCGTTCTTCGCGTTCCTTCGGCGCAACACGGTGCCCGCGTAGCGAAATTTCCTCCGCGCGGCACCCTGAATTGCAAAGCTTTAGGATATTCGCCCCGCGCTCACACTCTACCGTGATGTCCGGGCTGTCCAGCCGCTGAGCCAGCGCCAGGCCCGCGCTGGCCACCATGAAGCAAATCGCCCAGGCCATAACCTTTTCCGGGGCTGCGGATTGGCTTTTAACCATGCTCTAAGCTCTTCTATGGGGATGTTATCGACCGCGTCTTCGTCCGGGCCGATACGATGGGCAATCTCTGCACGCACCGGCCCGCCCGCGCGCGGACCGATAATAATGACGTTCGTACCGTCCGGAGATCAGTAATACTGGGCCATTACTCATGCACCTTGCGGTAGAGGGCGCGTGCAGGAATGTCCCATAATTTCATGTACCCGCGTTCCAGTTTCTCTGGATCGTCGACGTAGCGCAGCGCCACGGTACTCGCTGCAGGATCAGCCTCGATATAAACCGCCGAGACAATCCAAACCCGGTTTGGATTGAGCAGCGCGTCGCCGACCTGCACGTCCTTAAACTCAGTCATGCCGCTAAAGCCCCCTGCCGCAGCCCCAGCAGCTCTAGGATCGTCGGAACGCACTCCGCCCGGCTAACCCGCCGCACCGGAATACCGCGCTCCTCGAGCACCTTGGAGGCCCGTATAACCTCGGCGTGACGGCGGATGGTATTGTCTGGGTTAAAGGTGTTCGGATCCTGGCCTTTCCGGGCGCGCCGCTCTTTCACCGAAGCCAGGCACGTCTCTAGCGACTCGGTGAGCTCCAGGACGGTGAAGTCCGTCTTGCCGAGCCGCTCCCACAGCGCCGTAACCTGCTTTTTATCGTGGCTGAGCAACAGCCCTTCGAAGAGCACGTGCATATATTCATGATGGCGCTCCCAGATCATGTTCATAATAAATTCGTAAGTGGGGAGGGTGTCGCACCCGCCGCAATCCGCGGATTCATAATTACCCAGGACGGCGACGTCCCGGTGGCCAGGAAATTCAGCAATGTGGTAAAGCGGCCCCTTGCGCTTCTTGCCGAAGATGGCGGGGTCCGCATAAACGGGCGTGACGCCCGCTCGGCCAGTTTTAAGCGCCCCCTCAATCGCGAGGTTGAGAATGGCCCGCATGGCCGTAGACTTACCCGACCCGCTAGTCCCACGCACGTTTATGATCATTTGACGCTCCCCTGCAGAGATTTAACTTTCTGCTTAATCAGCCGCCTCACAGCCGGAAAGTGATCGGCGCCGCAACGATTGCACTCCCAGCCGGTATCCAACGTACCGCCACACAGCACGCAGCCGGTCGACTTTGTGTCAAAATCCGGTGGAAGGATATCAATGGCGAACCCGGTCCGATCCGGAGGATTTTCAACCCATTTGGGAATCACGTCCGCTACCCCATAAGGAGTATTATCGTACCCCTAAGCGGGGCTCAGGGAGTACGATAAGACCCGTTAACCCTACGCCGCTGCTTCTTCGCCCGCGGCGCCCGCCGTCGAAGCCGTCGCTTCGGCCCGCAATTGCGCGACCTCCGCGTCGCCCGCTTTCTGCGCCTTCCAATATTCGGCGAACCGCCCGGAGGCTTCCACGAGTTGGTGCATAATTTCCAGGAACTCGGCCGTGCCGGGCTTCTGGAACATCGGGTCGCCGATGCGCGGGCTCTGCTTCGCCAGGAACGCGCCGAGCGGCCGGGTCTTGGCGTGGTAAGTGCCGATTTCCGCGTCGAGGTTGGCATCTTTCCAGATTTGGTCGATGCGGCCGAGCTGGCCCGAGTCAGCATAGAGGATCACTTCCGCTTCGCGTAGCATCTCCACCGTCACGGATTGCGAACGATGCGCTGAAAGGTCGAGCCCCTCATTTTCCAATGCCCAGTCGCGCACCTTCTTAGGGCAGGGCTTCGGCTTTTCGGTCGGCGGCTTAAACCCGGCCGTGATTACGTCGGTGAGCCCGGCTCGACGCATTACCGCAGCGGCCAGCGGCGAGCGGCAAATGTTACCGTGGCACAAAACAAGAACTGTCATGCTTCGTCCTTCTTCTTAAGACGGTGGCAACGCTGGCACCAAGTTTTGGCATGCCCGTCTACGTCATGCCAGCTCCCTGGTTGGTGACCAACGCAGCAACACCATAACCAACGCGCTGTAGCGACTATGTGGTGGATTGCACTAAGTGCCTTCGCTTTACCAGTCAAGCCGACCAAACCCACAACAAACAGAGCAATAAGCGCTAGGCCCTTCGTCCTCTGCTTCGAGGGGGTCGAAGTCTGGGTCAAACTCTTCCCCGTCCCCCTTGCCAGTACCTTCGCATTCCGGGCAAACAACGACGGGCTCGCCTTGCTCGTCAAAAGGATGCTCTAGTGACCAGCGGGGCGGGGAAATCACCATTTCATCCGCGCGCCCCACTCGAAATCGTTAAAACGTCCTTCTTCTATCTCGTTGATATTATGAGCGATTTGCTTCTTCGTCCAGGTGCCGTCGTGCAACGTGGCCCGGTAGCGGATCTCTAGGGCGTGTTGGTAAGGCTCGAATACTGGGAATTTATGCCATTCTGGCCGCTTTGAGCCACGCGAACGGAACACATCCCAAGGGTTACATTCTTCCGGGAAGCTCCAATCGCTCAGCGCGCATTCCGTATAAATCTCGCACCACAACAAGCTATGGCCCAACTCGCGCTCATCCAACGTGCCCGGGAAGTGACGAAACTCAATCGTATCCGTTTCCCGCATTTGCCGCAGATTAACCGCGCAGCGCGGCTGGGCATGCCACATCGGCCGCCCTTTACTATCCTTCGGCACCTCAAGCTCAAAGAACTCCTGTGGGCTGGAAGCTTCCTCGATCTGATTGGTCGCACGCTCCGGAGTAAGCAACGTGTGGTGCGAGCGCTTCCGGCGCCGGTAGCGGCGCATCGCGCCGTGATATTCCTGCTCGACGATATAATCCGAATATTTGGGCACCGGGATGGGCTCGACCAGGTCGAGCATGCGCCAAAGCCAAAAACGATTGTAGCGAGCGAAGCGGATCAGCCCCTCAAAGTCATCCTTGAGGCCCGGAACCCGGATGTGGCAATGGAGGTTGGAGCGATAATTAACCTTAGCTTCCGGCGCCCAGAGCTTAATTCCGCTCAGGCAGGTCATCTGTCCAACGATTGTTTCCGTCGGCGGGGTATTGATCTCGCCGCCGAAGGCGTAGAGCTTACCCTTCGGGTCATTCGCGATGCCATTGCTATTGACAATGGTGATATCACGGTCGTCCCACTTAAAGCCTTTCGGCAGCTCTTTTAAACGCGGGATATCAGCGAGCTCGTGCTCCGCTCCGAAGGTGTGCCCTACCAGCCTCATTTTCGACCCCGCTCTTCAAGCCACCGCGGCAAGTCTCGGTATTCGATTTCCGTCGCTCCGGACCTAATCGCATGCGCCTTCTTACTCAAACAAATATCGTAATGCGACCAAGAAGCGTCCATTCCCGGAGCTTCACAGGCCGGACGTTGATGCCAACGCCTCGCAACACCTATTTTGCGGGCCATGGCGTGAAGCTCCTCGTCTGTATCGGCGAACATATGACACATGATCATCCGACCAAACGGCGCGCGCATTGTGTCTACAAAAACAGGCATCTGCGGCACCCCTAATTCGTCGCCGAAGCAATCTTATGCGCCGCCCAGGCCGCGCCCGCCGTGCCATTCTTCGCGCCGCCCGTCGCTATCCAAAGGCCCGGCTTAACTTCCTGCACATAAGCCGGGGCACCCAGCCCGCGGATATAGGGGCGGCGCCCGACCAGCACGGTCGGCTCAATTGCCACAAGCCGTTGAGTGGGCTCGTCCAGCTCTTGCATATGGACGAAGCGTGCGCATCGTTGCTTCGAATCGTCTAGGCGCTTCGCAGTCAGGTCAAAGACGGCCGTGCCGTCGCCCACCCAGAGCTCTCCCGGATAGCGGTTCGGAAGACTAACGAGCTGCTTATACGGCGCCCAGGGGCGGACGGAAACGCGCGACTCCCGATTAGGGTCGCAAGGCCACGTAAACGCGGCGCCGAGCTGCGCGCGCAGGCCGGTCACTTTTAAGTAGTCTGGCAAGATGTCGTTGCACCAGCTCCCAGTGGCCACTACCAAGAGCTTCGCCGCATGGCATTGCGTCCTTAAAGCGTCGCCATGCAACGATTCACTTTTCTCGATCGTCCGGGCATATGGTACACCATAATCCTCCTCCCAGTCGACCACGGTAACTTCTTGTTTTACCACGTTATCGGGCTTCGTGGTGGAGAAGATGGAGCCCGGCGCCACCCACCATATGGTGGAGCGCTTCCCCATGCCCGCCACGGCCTGGATAAAAGCCTCGATTTCATGCACGCCATAGCACTCGTCCAACACGGCCATAGACTGGGCCTGTTCGACTTTACTCATGCTGGTTAGCCAAGACGGCTTCATGAGGCATGCCGCGGGCTTCGACCCGGCTTGTTCGAAGCCCGCATCGAAGAGGGTAACGTCGCGGCCCTGGCGCTTCAGGTAGCGGCCAATAACGCGGCCGAAGATGCCCGCCCCGATAATGAGAACGTCGTATTCTTTCATTCCTCCCCCCTCAGGAACGGTTGCACCGGGAAGCGAAGTGGCTTCCCCTGCGCGCCCCATTCTGCAATCTTCTGCAATACAGCGGACTCGTTATGATTCTCCCGCATCCATTGCAACGCACCCTGGCCCGCCGAAAAGCCCATCGTGTAAAAGCTGTTCTTCCCGCGCGTTACACCGACAACATGAGCAATCTCAGCGTCCGGGAGCTTCGCAATAAACTCGACGCCTTTGTGGACCAGCTGAATGTCGCACAGCACGAGCTCGTCATAGGCGAACTCCGCGCCTTCCCAGAAGCCCCGCGCGGCGTCGCGAGCGTCCATTTCGTGAAGCCTCATGCCACGACCTTTTGCGGAACCTTCGGCATCGATGATTTAAAAAACGCCGCAACCTCACTCACCTGAGCCCAGGGAACGAGCCCTTCATGGATCTCGGTAAGGTCATTGTAGAGCGGATAGTGGCCGTTACAGTGGGATTTCCACTTGCAGAGGATGCTCTCGACCTCCTGGAGGCCGATCGGCCGGTCGTAGAGGGGCGGCGCCGCGTAATCAGCGAAGTAGGCTTCCAACCCCTCGAACACCGCCCTAATGGCCTCCGGCTTAACCTGGGCCGCCGCGGGGAGATTATTGCGCTGCCGGACCAGGCGTTCAGCCGCCTCCACGGGGTCTTTGTAAATCGTCACGTCGTCGTAATTGAACGTAACCTGTGCCAGGCCCAGCCGGTCGATCATATCGGCGAGCTTGAAACTGATCCAATTGCCGAAGCCGTGTAGGGAGAGAATACGCGACGTGACAGCTCGGAAGGACGTTGCGACGCGCCGGTCGCTCGCCGGAGTGATCTCCGAGAGGAAAATCTCCGGCCGGAAGCCGTAGCGATTGTGCAGGTACTGGCAGGAATTGATGGCTTGGGCGCCGCGCCAGTGCCGCCGTTCATGGCCGCGTGGCCAGCGCTCGCCCGTGGGAGCGGCTTCCTCATTCCGGGCCGCCTTCATCAACTCTTCGAAGAAGGCGTCGCCCTCAAATTCGGAGATGTAACTAGCGGCGCCACAATGGTAGAGGCAGGAATAAGCGAGCAGCCACCGCGCCAGGTGGTCGCGGCTCAGCACGTCCGCGGACAACATTGTGTATAACGCGCAATAGACCGGGTCGAGGTCATTGCTCTCAATGAGGATTTTCCCGAATTCCTCAATCGAAAGGCGCGGATAACTCTGCATTTATTCATCATCCTTGTCGTAACCAACATAGTGGTAGGTTAGCCGCCACTTCTTCTCATGGATCAGCCGGTTCAGGATTTGCCGCTCGTCGTAGCCGCGCAACATCTCGCCAATAATCGGCGAGCAATAAGCGTCAATCACTGCACGGGCCAGGGCTTCATGTGCTCGGTGCTTCTGCGCTTCCCAGCTCTTAAAGCCGCCATAACCGCTCAGGCCGAAGTCATTCGCCGCATGGGTGAAGCCGTCCGGGCGCGTAACAATCGCCACGACGCCTTGCGGCCTAGCCGGTTCCTCGGTGGAATCAGCGGCCGGGATTTCAACTTCTTCCGTCATCGAATGTACTCCCGCATCTGCGTTAAAATCTCGTCGCCCACATAAACCACTTCCGCTTCGCCCGGCTCGCCCCAAGGCTTATAGAACAACCCTCCATAAGCGGGCGGCAGACCCAGCCGAACAACGTCCCGGAGGTCTTGTTCTAGCTCGAGCGTGAGACTAATCTTCTCGTTAAGCTCGGGCAGGTCGCCGAAAGGGATTACCGTCGGCAGGTTAAGTAGCCGCTTAAAATCGGTAAAGTTATCCAGGCCGTCGCTCCGGTCCCGTTGGCGCTTCATATGTTCGATCATCGCACGGCGGGCGAGGGCGGGGTCGCGGAGCTGGACGAGGGCGATAAAGGCGAAGCACCCGCGGCGAATGCCATTAACCCGCCGCCAGTGTTCTGAGCCATCTTTTTCGTTCCGGTCAATCAACTCGAAGCCGAGGGTGGTCAGGTCCAGCGCGCCCGTGCCACCCATCGGCATCTCCCGGCCCGCGCCGACCGCGCCCGCCCCTTCAATAGCGAAACGTTCCAGAACCCGCTGCCGCCCGGCGCCGCGGCGGGAAGACGAGCGCACCGGATAGTTTTCCATTAAACGGACCAAGTCCCACAGTGCACCTTGCAGCAGCGAGGTATTTGCGGCGAGGCGGTTACGCCATTGCCACTTCTGGTAGAGGCGCACAATGCCCAGGGAGACCGCGACTAAGGGGAGCAATACCCAAAGCACGTCGGCGTCGAGGTCGAGCCGGAGCAGGATTAGGCGGCCGACGAAAGCGGCGAGCAGCGTAAAGATGAGGAACTCCAATACAACACGGGTTGCTAGCGTCATGGACTCCTCCCCACCCCTATAGCTTCCTCGCTATGGCACCTCCCGAACCCGCGATCAGGATATGCGCCAAGATCACCTTCTCATAGAACACGTGGTGGTGCGCCATAAGGATCAGCCACCGTAAGTTCGGGATCAATCGCGGCGAGCGCCAAGCTTCCATCGGGAAGCGCATGAGCAGCTCGTCGGTTTGCGCCCGCGCATCGTTGTATGCTGTTGTATCGCGGGCCGCGAAGAAATGCAAAACGTGCTCGCGGTACTCTACGCAGGCATATTCGCTCCACTCCGGGTCAATACCGGCTTCCTCGATAGCCTCCCGGCGCATGGCCTCGGCCGGGGTTTCGCCCGGCTCTACACGCCCGCCGAGGCCGTTCAGCTTCCCTTCCTGCCAGGCGGGCCGCTTCTTTTCGATCAGCAATACGTCCAGGTCTTCGGTGTCCGGAAACAAAAAGCCCACCGTAAAGTGGGCTTTCGCTGCTTCGACGACGGCGCCATTTAGGCCGCCTTCTTCGCCTTCCATGCCGTCCAAGCCTCCTTGTCCATCAGGTAGATAATCCGGGCCTCGCCGACGCCTTCTTCGCGTAGCGCATAACCCACATAAGAGTGCAGCAAGCGGACCAGGCCATAAGCACGCTGCTCAACCCGGTGCGGCTTCTTGCCCGCGCGCTTATCCCATTCGGCCACCAGCTGCTCAATGCGGCCGAGCGTGGCACCCGTCAGCAATAAGTCACGCGCTTCCGCCCGCAGCGAGCCGGGATTAAGCGTCTTGATTTCCGAGAGCGGCGGATAGTTGAACACCTTCTGGCGGCGCTTCCGCTCCGGGGCCACCACGAAGCGCGCCCTGGCCTCCGCCTGGATCGCCTCAAGACGGCGCACGGCCGTCGCTTTGTCTTTAAACCGCGTAACCGCAGCTCCCCCCACCATCGCGGCGAGGCGGTTGTACTGTGCGGCAATTTCTTTGATTGAGAGTTCTGTAGAAGCAGGACGAACGAGTTCAGCGCTAAGCATTTGATTCCCCTCCAGAAAGTGGGGATGTAACCAGCTCTCCCCACCGCAGAAGTAACTTTACTCTTGCTGAACGCAGAAGTCAAGTCGCTTGTTTAGCATAGCCTAAGAGAGTTGAGGGGAGCGTTGCCGAAAAGCCTCGCTACCACCCGGAAACATTAGCGCCCGCGGCCCAATTCGAGGAAGGCTTGTGCAAAAAGCTGATCAATCAACGCCGCATCGGCCGCGCTAGCGCCGCGCACTACGACCTTAGGTGCCTTCGGCCCGGCCAGCTTCGGGGCGTCCGGCTTAGCCTTAGCCACCAGGAACTCGTAATCCGCCATAATCTCGCGGGACATCTCTACCGTTACGCGGTCGGAGCGGATCAGCCGCAATTGCATCCGGATTTCTTCGAGCTTCTGCATAATCAAGATCTGCACGATATTGCGCTGATCCGGGCTCTTGCGGCGGAAGCGCTTCACCACGCGCCGCAGCTTCTTCTCCTGCACGCGGTGTTGCGCAATAATGCCGTCGATCTCTTTCAGTTTGGCGTCCATGACTTCGAGGCAGAGCTTCTGCATATCGTCATACGGGCCGTAATTATGGCCGCCGCCCAGGATCACCTCATTGAGCGTGTTGCGCAAGAAGAGGCAGATGCGCTCATAGCGCCGCTCGTCTTCTGTCGGTTCGGCGTGATAATCGCCAGTCTCGTCGTAGCGCGCCCGCTTAACCGGGTCTTTCAGCACGTCATAGGCCAGGGAGAGTGCCTTATAAGCCATTTCATCCCCGCCCATATCAGGATGCGCCTTTTTAGAGAGGAAGCGGAATGCGGCTTTGATTTCGTCTTGCGTCGCATTGCGCTTGACGCCGAGCAGCTCATAGAAGTCCATATCACCCCTCCCCTTAATGAAAATGGCCCGTTTCAACAGGCCATTTCCACTATACAGGGTGTTGCACCTTAAAACTGTGCCCTACAGGGCCGCGCGCGGGCACGGCACTCCCAGATTTTAGGCCAGGTGCCCTCAATCGGGTCACAAGCAAACGCCTTATTGCGCGCCCGGCCCCAAGAGGCATAGGAATTGGAGTAATCAGCGCGCACTTTAGCCGCCCAGCTGCGCAATGCCTTACCTTCAGCCCGCGGCCGGATCCGTGCACGTTCGCCATAACCCGTCACGTATGGCTTACAGCTCGTGCCCGAATCGCGCTCGTAGTCACGGTCGGCATAACTCAAGTCACGCTCCGCATACCGACGCCGCTGCGCTGCGTAACGACGGTTCTCCTCGGCCAGGGCGAGCCCCTCGCGCCGTTCGCGGCGTTCCGCGGCCCTGCGGCGCTCCTGCCGCTCTTCAGCCGCGTATGCCCTTTCCTGAGCCGCTCGGCGAGCGGAGCGCTGGGACCGGCGATAACGGTCATAATCATGCAGCTCGGCTTGTTCCCGGCGCCAGCGTTCATAATCGCGGCGTAATTGACGCTCATAGCGGGTAGAAGCGGGACGTTCGCCGTAATATTGGGCGCTATATCCGGGTTCCGGACCGTCCGCCACGGCTGACGCGGTGAATAAAACCAATGCGAGGAAGGTAAGAAGAGCGTATTTCATGTTCGGGCCTTTAGTTATTGGCGCGGCCTAAACCGCGCCATTCACTTTAAGCCAGAATTTTTAGCCGATCACGGAGTAATATGCGGAAATTATTCGGCTTTCAGTGTAATATTGAACTCTTGGGCGATGTTGAGCTGGCCGCAGAAGTGTTGTTCGCTGGGTTCTGCGTCCTTTAACGTGTAATTGCCATCCCGGCACATCTGGTCGATCGCACTATCCAGGAGCCGCCGCGCGAAAGGCGTGATCTTTCCTGAATCGTCATAGAAATGCGCCTCAACACGAGCTTTAACGCGCGCTTTTTGACCTTCACGCAGTGTCATTCGGTAATCCCGTTCTATTGCGTTTACTTCGACCATAATGCACCCGCCCTGGCAGCTTCGTTCATGAACCTCCTGATAGCGGACAGCCACCGAGATGAAATCTGGGGGATATTTCCTATAATCCCAGAACGGCATCCGTTCGAAGACGTAGCGGGTGCAAGGCATTTATGATGCTCGGCGCGCCAGCGTTACGGCAGGCGGCCGTCCCACGCCATTCTCGCGGCGAATGGCGGGCAGGTTCGCCCAGGTATAGCGGGAGTTGTCAGGCCACGCCGTTAGGAAACCAGGCTTGAGCGGCGGAATCGTAATGCGGGACTTGCCTTTCTTCTTGCGCTTGATAAAGCGCGAGCGCCTTACAACTTTCCCTACTCGCATGATCGTTCTTCCCAATGAGGTTTACCTTGCGAGGGTATGTAATCGCAAACCGCGCAATTGCATTCTCCCCAATAGAATTCGAAGGCGCCCCAAGCGACTACGCCCAGAAAGGGGAGGGTGAATGCGAGCCACCATTTTGCCGCTTCCATCACTTCCCCTTAATGTGCGAAAAGCCAGAGCTGTTGTAGCCCCGGCTCCCGCAACCCAAGTGTGGAGAATTAACCTACCACTGCGCACCGACGCCGACCTGCCAGCCGAACTGCTCGAAATCCATATCCGAGCCAAGCTTAGCATTCAACGAGAAGGTCTCGTCGATCCGTCCGATTGCTGCGAAGCCGAGGGCCGTCTCGTCACCGAAGCCGCCGATCGCGCCGAAAACGCCGAAGCGCTTCTTGTCGCTCAGCCAGGCGTCGGGCATGGCCATTGCGATAGCAAGGCCCTTTTCGTGCTCGTCGAGCCGAGCGGTGTGTTGAGAAAGCAGTGCGTCGTGCGCGTTCAGGCGCGTTTCGTGCTGCTGCGTCACCTGTTCCAGCGAGCCGATACGCTCATTGTGGTTCCAGAGCTGCTTCTGCTGAGCCCAATCCCAGGCATAATTATAGGCAATCGCCGCGTTCTGCTGGGCGTTCTTCTGATCGACATAAGTTTTATTGGCCTTTTTTCCGATCTCAACGTCCTGAGCGTCGTTTTCACTATCGACATAGGTTTTGTCGGCTTTGCCCTCGATTTCCGTCTTGAGGCCGGGGGCGAGATCTTCTTTCTTCACTGTGCCGTTGAGGATTTCCTCCGTGGTAATCGCGTCATTGGCAACATTGATATTTTGCTGAACGCACAGGAAGCCGCAACTGTCCAAGCTCCAAGCGCCGTCATCCTCAGCCCAGGCTGGCGCCGCGGCTAGCGCAATTACAACAGCGAGCAAAATACGCTTCATGGTCTTCTCCTAAGAAAAAGGCCAGAGCGTTATGCCCTGGCCCGCCGTCTTAAACTGTGCTGGAGTATTACCAGCCGAACGTCGCGCTGTTGATGCGGTAGGTGGCGCGCAGCTTGACGGTATCGTCCTGGAGCTTGGCGTCATCCGTGTACTTGGTGATGTCCACCCAGTCATGGACATATTCCAAGCTCAGCGAGATGTTCTTGGCGACCTGGTGCTCGACGCCGCCGCCGAGGCCCCAAGCGTCGAAGGTTTCATCGAAAGCACCAGCCGAATAGGACTTCTGGCCGTAAGTGCCTACGCCGTAGAAGAGCGTGGGGCCAGAAGTAAAGCCGAGGCGCGCGCCGATGGCCCACTCGTCTTCCTGGTCGACGGTCCCACCACCACCGAAGTCGAGCGATTCGTCGGAGATGCCATACTGGGCGAAGATGCCACCCAGCAGGCCACCACGGGCCACGTCAATGCCGACACGAATATCGCCCTTAATGCCGTTCAGCGCGATGCCACCCTGACCGTTATCAGCGCCGAGCGTGGTTGAACCGCCGCCGACGCCGCCGCTGACATAAACGCCCGACCAGTTTACGGCCGGTGCACTCTCTTCGACCGCGACCCGTGCCGCAGGCTGCGACGCGCCGCCCTTGCGGTCATAACCGTCGGCCGCGTAGGCCGCGCTCGAAGCCAGCGCGAGTCCCAGCGCCGCCAGAATAGTCCGCTTCATGATATGTTCCCTTCGCATTATTGCGGTTGTACGCCAGCGCTAGTAGGGCAGCGCGCGTAGGGGTGCACTTTACGGGGGCACCGGGTAGGGCCGCTGTGCGCGAGAGTGTTGCTAAGCGGCTGGGCGATCAAGGTAAGTTGCTCAAAAGCAACGGATTCGGCAACGAAAAAGCCCCCGAGGACTGGTTTCCTCGGGGGCTCTTCTGTCACTGCTCAACTGTCACGTACCAAAAGCTCGCATACGGGCTCAGTATAGAGGGGGGTGCCGAGCCCGTCAAGCCACCTTAGGCGTCGAGCGCGGCAATCTCCTTCTCGATATCCTCCTTGCTCATGCCGGCCAGGGCCGCTTCTTCCTTGGTGCCCAGGGCGGCGAGCAGCTTCCGCTTACGCTCCGCATTGGCCGCCGCCTTCGTGGCTTTCTCGCGCTCTTCCAGCTTGACAGCGATCACGCGCTTCAGCACTTCCAGCTGCAGCTCCAGGCCCGCCTTGCGGGGGTCCGGCTTCAGCGTCACGAAGCTGCCTTCCTCCAGGCTCTTCAGCTCGGTGTTCACGGTGCGCGCCATCGCGTCCAGGTTCGGACGGTTCGCGTTCGCCGAGGTCAGCGGCAGGTCCCAGAGCTGTTCCACGCTGAGCAGCCCGACGGGGCTGTCCCACCGCACTTTATCACGGGTGGCTTTCTCGAAAATCATGTTGGCATTCTCCCTTAAAAGAAGATCGGCTGACTCTCTCAACCTCAAAAGACGATGGTGTAAGCCTTATTCAGGTTCGGCCCCATCGCAACGACCGTAACCTTATCTCCGCGGCCCGCCGAGAACCCGACGCCGCTCATCTGCTCCGCGACCACCGGGCATTTGGTCTTATCGCCGAGCACTTCGAACACCTTGCGGTGCGCTTCCAGCTTCGGGCTCAAGAACTCGTTGTAGAGCCCACGAATGGTAGTCGGGTTGGAGCACCCTTCCAGGATGAAGAACCAATGCTTATTCCCGACCGCATTGCCGTCCCAGTGGTTCGGGCTGAGGATCAGCGAGTTCACGCGGGTTGGGGCGAGAGTTTTCAGGCCCCATTTTTCCTGCGGCAGGGAGCCGGACGTAATGCCCGCCGCGGGCTTGATGGTGGCGCGACCGCCCTTCATCGTAATCGTGGCGACGGCCTGGTCCGCCTTAGAAGGGATGCCCTTCGCGTAGTTAAGCTGGAACAAACCCGACGCGCTCTCCACTTCCACGGTAAAGCCCAGGCCGGTGCTCTCCCGCCGACTGAACTGGTTGACATAAACAGAATAATCTCCGTCCGGCGCGTGGCTGACCCAACGGATATTCTCCACCGGCTCCCGCGTCGTGCCGCCGCCCGCATTCATGTCAACGTCGAGCTTGTGGCTCTTGTTGCCGAAATAAATGTGGTTCTTATTCGGCTCGATGACATGCAGGTCCAGGTCATCGTAATTGTGCCACGCTAAGCTAATGCGCAGCGCGACGCCTTCCACCTTACCGCCCGCCTTCTTGACCTTCTCCTTAATGCTGTCCGTGACGTTGCCGTCATAGGACCACGCGAAATCATTGTTCCACCGGAACAAGGACTTAGAGTCAGCCACCTCCGGCGCCGTGAGGCTCATGAAGTTGCTAAGGTGCGTGCCTTCCAGGTAAAGCTGCAAGCTGGTCACGCCCGCGAGGGCGCCGAGGAAGGTTTCAATATCCACCTCCTCGGCCCGCGAGAGGTCCAGTGGCGCCGGTTTTACCTCGGCCATCAGCAGGTTCTCAATACCGCCTTTCATTCTCCCCTGCACTGCGTTATCCACGAACAGCACGGAGTTGACGCTCACGTCGCTGAGCCGGGCATGACGGCGCTGCAGGGCGTCTTCCAAGCCCAGCTCGGTGATGGTCTTCATCGCCGAAGCCACCATGGCCTTTGTAATGAGCGCCGTGGGCCTCTTATAGTTTTGCGGGGCGACCTTGGACTCATAAACGCGAACCGCTTCTTCGACTGCGCCGCCAGTGGTGAGGTCTTCCACCAAAGTGCCAATAACAGTGTTGCGAAAGCGCGCGGCCGGATCGCGCAGCATCTTCCAGGCCAGGTTCTCCTGCACCTTCGGGTCATTAATGCCATGGAATTTGGCCTGCAGCGCCTGGAAGCCCGCCACGGCCTTCTTAAATTCGGCGCCACGATAAATGGCCCCATCCCGGATCAGCTCGGCGACCGTCTCAACGGCCGCGGGGCTCAGCTCCCGCACCGCACGGAGCAACATGGCATGCGTGGTGCGCAGTTCGCCACGCTTCGCGTCAGCGTCGCGGGTTACGTAGTCGCGCGGCACGTCCACCGAGAAATGCGACCACTGATGAGTTACGCCATCGATCAGCTCGAAGTTCTTCTCCACGCCGAATTTGGAGAACGGCGTCAGGAACACGTCGCGGACGACCAGGCCCCGAACGTAAGTCGCCATGGCGTCAGCCACTTCCGCATAGGGGCTCGGCAATGTTCCCTGCCAACCAGCATCCCAAATTGTACGCAACTGGCCGTCATAAATGCCCACCACGTTACCCACCGACCGGATAAAGGACCGGCAGCACGAGCAATCATGCTCGGTACGCTCACGGAAGACGGGGTTGGTGCCCTCGGGGAAGGCGGCGAGGTAAGCAGCCCAAATTGCGTCACGGTCGCTCTCAGCGACGAACAACTCGCCCTTGGCGAGGTCATTGAAATTCTTGCGGATCGCCGCGCCGAAGACGTGGAAATTATCGGTGGTCATAGGTAACTCCCTTTACCTGGTTTGAGCCAGGCGTTGAGAGTTACCTTAATTTCAACTAGGGGGCTGTCCCCTTAGGCGCATTCCCGCTGACCATCCGGGCCGATTATACATTGCATATTCTCGTCCGGCTTTACCTCAGCCTTCTTGAGAATGCCGCCTTTCTGACCTGTGGGCCGAAAAGTTGTGCAGCTCTTGCAACCCGACTCATAAGCTTCCAGGTAAATATTCTGGAACTGCTCCCAGGTGACATCGGCCCCGACATTAATCGTCTTAGAAACGGACTGATCCACCGCGCTGCTCACCGCTTTCAGCACGTCAACATGCTGCCTCAGCGAAACCTCCTCGATGGTCCGGCCTGTCACGTCCAGCTGGCCGAAGCCATAATCGGTGACGCGGGTCGGGACCGGGTCCGGCGAGCTCGGAAAACGGATATCGCGCACCATTTCATGCTGGAAAACTGGCTCCAGGCCAGAGCTCACGTTGTCCATCGTCAGCGAGATGGTGCCCGTCGGCGCAATGGAAAGCAAGTGCGAGTTGCGAATACCGTGCTTGGCAATCAGCGCCTTGACATCCTCCTCCAATTCTTGAACATGACGCGAGCGGGCAAATTTCTCAGCGTTGTAAAGCGGAAAGGTGCCTTTCTCCTTCGCCAATTGGGCCGAGGCCCGATAAGCATTGTTGCGCAACACCTGCGTAACCTTTGCGGCAAAATCCACAAACTGCGGCGAACCATACGGCCAGCCCTGAGCTTCGCCCGCATTCGCCAGGCCCGTAAAGCCCAGGCCAATCCGGCGCTTCGACTTCATCTCCCGCTCCTGCTCATAAAGCGGATAGGTGGAAGCTTCGATTACGTTATCCATCGCCCGGACCACCACCGGGATATCTTCGCAGAACTGACCCCAATTGAATGTATAGCGACGGCCCGTAACGCTGTCTTCCGTTGCCTTAATGCCAATGCGCAGGGCCGTGGGTTCCAGATATTTAGCCAGGTTGAACGAGCCCAGCAGGCACGAGCCGAAGGCGGGCAACGGCACTTCACCGCAAGGGTTAGAGCCGATGATCTCTTCGCAGTAATTCAGGTTGTTATCAGCGTTGACGCGGTCGATGAAGAACACGCCCGGATCGCCCCAGTCCCAGGTGGAACGCATCATCGTCTCCCAGAGTTCTTCCGGGTCGACTTCGCCATGCGGGGCGCCGTTGTGCTTCAGCTGGAACGGCCGCTTGGCTGCTAGGGCTTCCATAAAGGCGTCAGTAACCTGCACGGAGAGGTTAAACCGGGTCAGGTAATTCTCCCGGCCCTGCTTACACCGGATAAACGCCATGATGTCCGGGTGATCGATGCGCATCATGCCCATCTGGGCGCCGCGCCGCTCGCCGGAGGACGAAATCGTACCGCCCGCGGCGTCGAACATCTCAATAAACCGCATCGGGCCGCAGCTATGGCTGCCGAGCTTCTTGATCAGCGCCCCGGCCGGGCGCAGTAGCGAAAAATTATAGCCAATACCGCCGCCCATGCGCAGCGTGGTCATCGCTTCCGTGAGCCGCTTCATGATTGAGCCGTCGCCTTCCAAGAGGCTGTCCTCGATCGGCCCAGAATGGTAGCAGTTCAGTAGCGTGACATTCTTCGCGGCGCCCGCGCCCGCCCAGATACGGCCCGCGAAGCTAAAGCGCTGGAGGCCGAGCATCTCGCGCAGGTCGTGATAGTGGCGGGAGCTATCGCTCGTTGCGCTGGCTACACGATTGGTGGCTTCGCGGAAGGTTTCATATGGCGCGCGATATTTCGCGGCATGCACGGCGTCGGCCGCAGGCGTGACTGGTCCAAACTTAAATTCCGACATGGAATTAGCTGCCCCCGAATTGGTGAAACACTATAGGTAGGGCAACTAATTTAACGCAGGATTGCGGCTAAGTACGTGCAGAATTGTGGGTTTTAGGCGAAAAAGTGAAACCTATTTGCCGCGTTTACTGCGAGTGCCTCACGCACGTATACGGTCCGGTTAACGGCGATGTCGGCCAAGCAAGGTCCGACCCAATTTTAGCGCTTGCCGGGTTTTACGCGGCGGCATCAGGGTCCCAGGTCGCGACGAGCGCGGCAAATAGGCCAGGCTAGTTTATGGCCGCTGCTCCCGGTCGACTAGCGCTTTCCGGGCCGTGGCCAAAGGCAACGCAGCGATAGCGAGATCGGCGTGCACCGTCCAAGGGTTGCCCAGCTGGGCGGCGATCAGCCGGTCGCCGCGGGGCGAACGCAGGCGCTTTTCAATATAGAGCCGCGCCCTAAGGACGAGCATCTGCCACTTCCAGGCGTAGTCCTTCTTATTCGTGAACACGGTAATCATGAGTGTTTCCGCCTCGCAATATGCGACCAAGCGACCGTCGGGCGCTGTGTACACGGAAAACGGGAAGATCAACACTGGTTCTGGTTCCCCCTCGAGGATTCGAACCTCAGTCTCAAAGTCCAAAGCCTTGTGTCCTACCACTAGACGAAGGGGGAGAAGACGCGGCGGGATTCGAACCCGCGATCGCTCGATTAAAAGTCGAGTGCTTTAAACCACTTAGCCACGCGTCCAAACTGGCTCCCGCGGCTGGATTCGAACCAGCAGTCACCCGGTTAACAGCCGGGCGCATTACCATTATGCTACACGGGAAAATGGTACTAGGAGAGGGATTCGAACCGACGACCTTCCTCATGTGTGGTTTCCGTGGATGGGTTCGAACCACCGACCTCAGCGTTATCAGCGCTGCGCTCTACCGGACTGAGCTACACGGAATAACGAGGACGCTCTACCTCTGAGCTACCCTAGTGAAATTTGGTGCCGGGAGAGGGAGTTGAACCGACGACCTTCCCCTGTAAACGAGGACGCTCTACCACTGAGCTACCCCGGCAATAATTGGTACCACGGGTTAATTTCGAGTTAACGACCTCCGGTACTTCAGACCGGCGCTCTACCAACTGAGCTACCGTGGCATTCTTACCCACTACGACCGCGGTCGCATTATCCTGCGTGCCGCAGAGGCTGGCTTAAGTTTTTAACCGGATCCGAGCCGTCCCCCTGCCGTAGCGGGCCGGGTCAGTTTAGCTGCTCCGGCGCCGCCGTAAATGCGGAATTGTCTTGGCCCGGCCCGCGCCACCAGCGCACCATCGCCTCGGCCCGTTGACAACAACCGCCACAGAGGTCTGACGGGCCATCATACCTCAAGTCAAAGCCCAATTCCAACCAGATTAGCGGCCATATCGGCGTCAGGATCACGCCGCGCCAGAATTTCCCTGTGAGCATACTCATCCTCCGTAAACACCCAACGCCGACTAGCTGACGTGAAACGCGCTCCTGTTCGACTTCAGCAAGATACTCAGAGATTACCTCGTTTTGCAGAGCGAGCGCTGTGCGGATATAATCGCCGGGCGTCTGGCCCTCATAGAGCCGCTCGCGAAACTTCGCCTCGATAAGACGTTGGAAATCTTCAGGTTTACGCATTTAAGTGGTGATCCCTGCGGGATTCGAACCCGCGACCTTTGGAGTGAAAGTCCAATATCCTGGACCGCTAGACGAAGGGACCAATTGGAGAAATGGACGGGACTTGCACCCGCTTCCACGGCTTTGCAGGCCGCCGCATAACTATTCTGCCACCATTCCTATAAAAGGGCGGAATGGGTAGCCTCTTACGGCCAACGAACACCACGACGACGGCGTGGCATCCCCTACCAGCGCAACTGATACATAGACTTACGGGGCGAGTCCGTCGCAAATCCCCCGCCTAGCGTCTTCAGTGTTGTTGCCAGCCAGCTTTAACGGCGATCACTCCGTAGTATCACTGGACCCATTCCTGAAACGAAGTTACCCAGCTTTTTCCGCTTCGGAAATGCGGAAATGTCTTGGCATGGGATAACGGTGTAGGGCGCCCAGGGCAGCGCACTCGCCCTCACCCGCACGCCGAGCCCCTTCCCTCGGGCCGTAGAGGAAAACGGCACGGTAGAGCCGCTCTAGGCGCTCCGGAGTCCACTTGCGGCGCGCGCTGAGCGGCCGGGAAGGCTTCCGCTCGCGGAGGTCGTCGTATAAGCCGCGGAAAGCGTAATTCTGAGCCATTGCCTTACAGGCTGAGGGTGTTCGGTAAGTGCCGACATAAAAAGCGGCACCCGTACAAGTTAAGCCCGCTTCCGCGGCTTCCTCGAGGCGAAGAAGTTCTTCGGCGCTCCACGCCGTCCAAGGCCATCGCCGCGGCACCCAACCGGCCGCCAGCTTCTTCTCACGTTGCCGACGCCGATAATCCGCATTTTTGATTGTATCCGCAGCACGTTGGCAGGTAATACAACGCGGGCCGGAGAAGAACTTCATCGGCCCGCCGCATTCTGGGCAAGGTTTTGTAGAATAACCCTGCATTATTGCACCAAGAGTAGCTTCTCCGAAGCACGGGTGATCGCGGTATACAGCCACCGCGCCGCATCACCGCGGGCAATTTCGGACTCATCCACGATATAAACGCGGGGCCACTCCGAACCCTGCGCCTTATGCGCAGTGAGCGCATAGCCATAGGTAAATTCGTCCAAGCCGCCGCTGCCCCAACGCGGCGCGTCCTCATAGCGGAAAGGCTCGGAATAAGCGAGCGTTTCTACAGCCTCGCCCCCTTCCTCCGGGCGCACTTTCAGCTCGAGTGAGTTGATATCGCCGCTGCACTCCTCAACGGTCCAGAGCGTGCCATTAAGCAGCCCCTTTTCCTTGTTATTGCGCAGGCACACGACGCGCTCCCCGGCGAGCGGATAGGTGCCTTCATAGCCCATCCGGCGCCGCATCGCCTGATTGGCCGCCTGGCGCGTCTTATTCCGGCCGACCAGCACCTGATCATAATCCAGCGTCTCGCCGCCTTGCAGGGCCGCCTTCTTAATTACAGCACTCTCGCCATACGTCCCCTGGGCCAGCTTCTTGCCCTCCCGGACCAACGTAGCCATGGCCAATACCGGATTGTCCAGGGCGTGACGATGAACTTCCGTAAGCATGACATGCGGGCTCGGCGTATTGAAATAACCCAGGCCGTTTACAGGCGGCAGCTGCGCCGGATCGCCGAGCACGAGGATCGGCTTGCCGAAGCTCTTAAGGTCTTCGCCGAGCCGCGCGTCCACCATGGAGACTTCGTCCACCACAATCAGCTTAGCGTCGCGCGCGTCACTATAGGGGTTGAGCTCCCAGTCCGGCTTATTGGCGTTGCGCTTCGCCTGCAGCAGCGCCTTTTCACAAGTTTGGAGGGCTTTGGTGTCGATCTCCTCAGCCGCGAGCAGATTGGCCCGTTCTTCCTCGAGCTCTAGGATGCGCTTCTTGCTGGCCGCCTTGGCATTGTAGAGGAGGCTATGCAAGGTCTGGGCGCCGCTACAGCCCTTCTTCCGCATCACGGACGCTGCCTTCCCGGTAAAGGCACCGAAAATCACTCGACCCTCAACGGACTGGGTCAGCTCAATGGCGAGCGTCGTCTTCCCCGTGCCAGCATAACCGAATAAGCAGAACACCTGCTCCTCGCCCGCCGCGAACCAATCCCGGAAGGCTATGAGGGCCGCGTCCTGTTGCGGTGACCATTTCATGGTTGCACTCCGAGGTTAAACAGCCAGTTGAGCAGCTCTCCGGCGCCATCCGGGAAGCGTCCGACCTTATTGATGAAGCTGAGAAAAGCGAAGAGCCACGCCACCCAAAATGCTATGAGCATAGCCAGAATGTAGGTTTGCCACCGGTCCAGCTGAGCGACGAGCGCGAGCAATTTGTCCTTCACTTCTTCCCCTCCTCCACTGGCACGCGGGCATAGGCACAATAACCCCGCCAATGTAACTCGCGCTGATATTGGCCGTGGTTCATGGAGTTGTATGGGGTTCCCCAGCCGTATGCGATTTCCCAACCCTCGCCTTCTGGGCGAAAATCCTCCATCTTCATATCTTTGCGCGGCGGAGTTTGCGTATCCTGCCCCGGATAGTGCAGCGACGCGACGGTACGTTCCGGAGTCAGACCGAAGCGCACCGCGACCTCCACCATCTGATCGCCCCACCGCCAAGCCATGCATTGTGAACCGAGGCACAACCGCGCAGCCGTATAGCCGGGCACCGTGGTAAAGTGGCCGCACCCCTGAGGCCCACAACAGAATTTCTTCCTCGCTTCCTCTTCCGAATACTCCGGCACGCGGGTTACGCGGGGCCAAGCTGGCACAACGCACTTTGTCATTTAATTGCTCCCTTGCTTAATCAGCTTCTCGTACAGGCCCCGCCAGTAACCAGCGGCAATAGAGAGCTCCGGCGCTGACACATAAAGGGCTGCAGTTTCCGCCTGCTGCTTCACCGCGGCGACAGCGTCAACCACTCCACGGAATTCTTCGTCGGTAAGGTCTATCGTCGGCATTAGGGCCTCCAAATGAAAAACGCCGCCCGCTACGCAGGAAACGCAACGGGCGGCGCAGGCTGCTAAGGGCTGTAACCCCGAGCCTAGAACGGAATTTCCGCGTCGACGACTGCCCCACCCGCGGCTTCCGCGGCGCCGGGCGACGTATAATCCGGCTTGGCTACGCCATCCTTGCAGAGGCGATAGAACTCGGCCGCTTCCTGGAAGATCTCCGAAGTTGGGTCCAGCCGCGCTTCGATCGCGTTATCCCCGTCGAAGGCAATCTCCATAATGTAGAAGACGCCTTTGTCATTCTCCTGGCGGAGCGTGGTGATGCGAGCGCGGTGCGCCCAGAGCGGCGGCTTCTGGCCGTTGACCTTGATATTGGCCAGCCGGGTCATCCAGTGCTTGTACGCTTTGATCTTCGTCGAGGTGAACGGCAGAACCATCGGCTGCCAGGTGCCGTCCGGCTTGATCAGCAAGCCGTAGACGTAGAAAGTCTCGATCAGGTCGTTGCCGTTCTGTTCGAGCTTGCCGAAATCATATTTCTTCTTGGCCGCTTCCACGACGGCCGAACCGACCTCGTGCTGGCCGACGTAACCACCGCCCCCGCCTTTTTCGTCGCGCTTCTTCCACTCAACGAAGAGGTGCTGACGGTGACAGGGAATGAAGGCCACGCCAGCGTGTTCCGCACCTTTGGACTTCTCAGCCTTCCACATCTCCTGACTAACGCTGTCCATCAGCATGCCGGGCCGGGCATTGTCGTCGAGCGTGGTAATGGGGGAGGTGGGCTGCAACACGTAGAGGAATGGAGTGGCGTAATCGTCACGCCCCATATCCTCGAAGCCTTCACCGGCATAGGCGCCATAATCATAGTTCATGGCGGGCAGGTTCGCGGCGTCTTCCACCACAGCAACGGCCTTACCGTCGCGAGCAGGGGACTTCTCGGCTTTTGCCATCGTTACTCTTTCGGTTCTGTAATTGCTATTCTACGTTGACGATGTATTCCGAACAGTTTCATATCTTCTGTGGAGAGATTATCGCCCCTTTCCAAAGAATCACGCACCCATTTAGCCAGCGTCGAGTGATGAATATTCCGTTCGTCGCTGACTTCTACTTCCATCGCCGGACCAATTGCCCGCTCAATGGCTTTAACAACTTTATCCGCTAATTTGCCCTGTTTTGTGTTAAACGGCACGGTAATCGTCCGTTTTACAAGGCTTCCATAGCCGCGCTTCTCCAGCTCCGCGCAACCCTTTTCGCGGTCCTCTTTCTTAAGCGTCGCATGGATTTTCTCGTCCAGCACCACTTTACGACCGCCCGTAAGACCGAAATACTCCATCTCATTGGCGTCCATCACGTCGGGCATAAGCTTACAAGCGAGGTGCTCGGCCGCCGCGTGGGTCGCCTTGCTCAGCGCTTCCAACTTTTCCGAAAGCTCTTCGAAAGCGAGCTGGGCGCGCAACATCAGCCGCAATTTGCGCAACGAATCATTTTCGAGCGCCGCGAGCTCCTGATAGGCGTGCGCCTGAAGAAGCTCCAGGTTGAAAGGGACCAGGACTATATCCTGGACCTTAGCGTAAAGCTCCGCGGCCCGCGCCTCGCTGACTTTGTTCAATGCGGCAAAGGCGTCCCGTGGGACCGTTGACTTTTCCGGGTTCGGGGCGTCCATTACTTTATCCTTGGGGAAGGGGGCGACGTGACTATGGCAGGCTCTAGATGAGGGGGGGAATAGGCTCTAACCAGAACGTCACGTCGCCATTTTACGGCCGAGGGGGGTGATCCTTTGCCGCAAGAACACCTTAGCCTGCCAGGCCCCAAGGCGCTCTGATTAAGCCCCTTACGTAAAATGCTGAAGGCGCGTCCGCATCCGGTCGCCCAGGGCGGCGGCAGCGACCTCCTGCTTGTGCATCAACGCTTCTAGGATATCCTCGCAGATCGTGCCGCGCGGTAACAGGTCGATATATTGCACGGCGTGATGCTGGCCGATGCGATAGAGGCGCGCCTCGCTCTGCTCACGCTGAGTCAGCTGATAGGAATTGGAATAGTAAATCGCCGTGCGTGCGGCCGTCAGCGTCAACCCCTCACCCGCCGCGCTTTGTGTAGCCACGAAATATGGTACATCGCCCGCCTGAAACGTAGCGACTGCCTTGCGCCGCCCATCGGCGTCCACCGACCCGTCATAGCGCACAGCCTGGTCCCCGAGCGCCGCCATGATTAAGTCCATATCCTTACGGAACCGGCCCCAGATAATCGCCGAGTGGCTCAGGTCTTCCACGACTTCTTCGAGCAGCTTAATGCCGGGCGGCTTCGCGTCGATCAGCGTCATATCGCCTTCGTCCGAGACCAAATAGCCCAGGGCAATCTGCTGAAGGCGCAGCTGACGGACAATCGCTAGGTCGGCCGAGGTCATCAGCACCCGGCCCTCAGCATTGCCGTCCGGGTCGGGCACGGTATTTTCCTCGTACCAGGTCATGAACTCCTTTTCCAGCCGGTCATAGTGCTTCTGCTGCGCCGGGCTCATCTCGTAATACAGGCGTCGGTAGGATTTCGGCGGCATGTCTACCATGTCGTCCAGCAATACCCGCGAGCTGATTGGTCTCAGCAGCCGCTTCAACTCTTCGAGGTTCTGGTACATCGGCTTGCCCTGCCGATCCTTACGCTGCACCTCCACCTCACGGCCGCCATTGACATACATCTTGCGCCACAGCCCGAAGTTGTGCTTAAACGCCTGAAGCGAAGGCAGCCCATTCTGCTTCCAATAGAACGGCTCCATCCAATGGATTAGGCCGTAAGCGTTGAAGGGCTTTTCCGTGACCGGCGAACCCGTCATGGGCCTGCGGTATTCGGCCAGGGAGCGTAACTTCATGCACCGCTTAGAGCGCTTGGCGGAAGGGTTCGCGATGCGCGTCGCTTCGTCGATAACCCACAAGCACCGATAGGTGGACAAGAATTGCTGCGCCGCGGCGTAACCCTTATCCGTGATAATGGCATCGAAGCCCATAAACAGCCAGCGCAGCCCCTTTTTGTGCTCCATCAGCCGCTTCCAGTCCAACTGGGCGCCCTTGGTGCCCGCTTTGGAGGAGCGCCAGATCACCCGCGCTGAGTCCCGGAGAAGGTCGGGCGGCAAGTGACGCTGGATGCCCTCACCGGGCACGTCCCAATTGGTGTGGATATCGGTCGGGGCCAGCACGAATACCGCATCGATCTTGCCGGTCATGAACAACCAACCCGCGGTGTCCACAGCGACCTTGGTCTTCCCGGTGCCCATCTCCCAGAATAAGGCATAATTGCGCCGGTCCCGCGTCGCCTCCCAAACATTACGTTGTAGGTCAAATGGTTGGGTGGCAAACGGGTAGAGAAGAAGTGAGTCCAAACTTATACGCCCTTACTTAATGACGAGGAGAACCTTGATCTTATTATCCTCCAACTCAACCTCGCAACTCTGACTGTAGTTGGTCATAAAACGATTCACCGCCTGCACCGCCTCAATCAACTCGCGCAACTCCTTGCCCTCGGCACTTTGTGGGCTGAAATGCATCGCGTGCGCCGCCATCTCAGCCGCAACCTGCCGACCACGCCCTCGGTTAGCCTTAACAACCCGCGGCACGAACTTCCTAGGCTTCGGCTTGTGCGGCACGCGCATCGTAGGCCGCTCCACAACAATAACGTTGTGGCTCCGCCGCGCGGCCACAACTTCCGTACCGAAAACAGGGATAGTCTTATCCTTATGTGCCACCCGGTAAGGGTGCGAGGCCGACCGCTCATTGGTGGAGATCAGCCGCCCGCTCTCTTCTGAGCCGCTCAACACCGCCCATTCGGTTTTCGAGTCCGGATCAATCGAAATACGAATAAACGGCGAAGAAAATGCTTCCCGCTCTTCTCGGGTCAGCGTAAATTCTAGGTGCGAAACGTTACGCCCAACTTTCATGTCAATTCTCCCTGGATGACTGCTCAACTTAGAGTTGCTGCAGCGCTACGGGAAATGACAATGCTACGTTGCACTACGGTGTAGCAGGCAATTCAGCACAAAAATAGCCCCGTCCGGGGCGCAGTTTCCGCTAAAGTGATATTGGGGAGGGTGTCCGTGCCACCCCGCGGCCCCGAACTGGGCGCAGTCGGGCTAGGCGCGCAGTCCGGCTGCGTTCGTTACCTAACGTTGATCGACAATCTTGGGGAGCGACGTGGTATTGACGTGCTTGTGAGCGCCGGAGCGTGCGTTCATCACTGTAACGACAAGCACGAGCGTGATCGAGGCCACATAAACAAACTGGCCCGACCTTACCCAAGCCCGGACAAGAATTTCGCCAAGGTCGAAAGGCCTGTGATCAGGTCGCCGCCCTTCATCACGTAAGCCATCGCCAGAATTCCCCCCGCCCATTGACCCGCGGAGGTAGCGATCGGCTTTAAGAAGATGGTCCACTTCTGCGGCAGTAAAGACTCGCTGGGCGCTGTATTCGTCTTGGCTTGCGTCCGGACGATTCGTAGAAGCTCTCGGATCAGCATCTCCTGCCGCAACTGCGCCTCTCTCAGGCGATCCAGCATGATATGCAGAGCGATGATCGCGTCCGTTGACATAAGCCATTCCCGGGGCTTCCATCGGTAAACCTCTCCAGCGTCCTTAATGCTCCCATATCGAAGGCACCGTGCACCCTCAACGGTTACGCTGGGCTGCGGCCACCCTCCTCGCCCAAATATACGCAGTCCTTACTTTCTAACGCGACCAATCACGTCCCGTACAACATCACCGAGCGAAGCGGGACCATTGGCCAGCGCCGCGCGTTCTTGACTCTTGCCAAAGGCGTAAATGCCCGCAATGGCCATAATCGGCCCACCCATCATCAACACCTGCGGCGCCATTGTGAATAGGACGTAAGAGCCCAGGTAGGCTTGCTGCAAGGCGAGCGCGCAGGTCGCGAAGGCATAGAGCGTGGCAATCCACCCGGCGAGCGGGCGCCACAGTGAATAGAAGCCGCCGCGGCCATAGTCTAGCCGCATCATCTCTACATGCGACTCAATCTGGGTGCGGACCGTGATCGTTTCCTCGGCCGCCGCCTTAAACGCGGCTTCGGCGCGCGCCAGGTTCGCCGCGACCACGCTCGGATCAGCGGAGCGCATCGCTACTTCCACGGCGTCCGAAGAATTATCCGTGTTAAAAGCCTCAGCCAGGATGGAAACAACAGCGCCGCCGAGCGGGCCGCCCAGGGCCGTGCCGAGTACGGGCGCGACCTTGCTGACGAGGTCTTTAAGTGCTGAGGCCATTGGGAGTTCCTCCAGATTAAGCAGCCGCAGCTTGCGCCGGGCGCAGCCAGGAGAGGAGTTGCGTAAGGAGCGAGGGCGCCGGGCGCACAGTCGCGCTCACGGGCAGCGGCGTCTTGGCCGGGAGTTCGTCGCCCGCCATGCGCTTAGCAACCTGGATCACGCCATCCTGCTTACGGATATTGCCCCTAACACGCTCACCGAGCAGCCGATTGCCCCAGCCCTCACCGAATACGGGCCAGAGCCATTGGCCGGTCTTGGAGTTCTTGGCCACTTTCATAAAGCCGAGGCGTAAGTCGATGTAGGCTTCAATCACCTTGGCCGCGGCGTAGTCGTCCGCGGCGTCAATGGTGGCGAAGCCAATCTGGCCATCCTCTTTGAGGCGCTGCAAGCCCGCGACCCGATTAATGGCTTGCTGGAGCCACTTCTCGCCGCGCGCCGGGCCGGAATTAACGGCCGCATCGAAGACTAGGAAGTCGATGCCTTTGGGCAACTGGTCGCCGCAAATTTTATCCCAGTAATTGGTGCGGTAGCACTCAGCGACCTCGGCCTCAGTAATCATCTTCACGGAGCGGGGAAGTAACTTCCGTGACCGACGGAAGCCGTCATAGACAGCTTGAGTGATGCCCCGGTTAGTCGCGCCTCCAGCGTCAGAAGGGTGATTGGTATAGCCGCCCTCATAGCGAAGCACTTCTTTTAGGCTGTCATTGAAATTCTCTCGCATGGTGTTGATTGCAAGTTATTGCATGAGCGAATTACTTCTCGTAATTTATTCAAGGCTCTAGCCCTAAGGAAAAATCAACAAAAATCCTGTGCATAAAGCCAGTTAACGTGCTTTTTTAATTCGGGAAACACGAGTAGGATTTGCCTCCCTCCAGGCCACCCCTAAGTGCAACATGCAACAACTAAGCAACAAGCATGCGCGCAAAATAAAACGCTTCTCCGATGGGGACCGGAGAAGCGTCTCGGCAGCGAGGGGTGCTGCATGCGCTGATTATGGGTGGGGGAATCCACCGCTCCTAATCGAGGAGGCACCTTCCGTGCGGGGGGAGAGAAGAGGCGGCTTGGGGGCCGCTCAACATTGGTCCCGCTCAGGGCACGAATCACTAAATAGCGGGTTTTCCAGCGCAACGTTGTGCTGAATGGCGGAATAGGGGATAGGGGTCAATATGGCGGTGTGGAAAAAACTCTCTCGAGCAATCAAAGCGGCGCGGGAGGCTTGGGCGAACGAAGTCCCGATGCCGCCCGCTCTCCCCTTACCCGGCTCGATAACCCGACCGCCCGCCATTTTCCGGCGGCCCCCGCGCCGCGACCCGAACGAACCCTGGACGCTCCCGGCTAAGGACCAATATCGCGTCTATACCCTGCTAGAATTGCTCGAGATTCCGCCTTCCCCCACCAGCGCGCTCGGCGTTCTGGCCATAAAAAGTCAAACCCGCCTAAGGGAGACGCCCGGTAACGTGTTCGCCGCTACGCTGCCGCTCTACCGCCAATTGCACTGGTACTGGCTTCATGCGAACACGGACGGCACCTTCCTCGGCGGGCGCGGCGAGCGTTTCCGCTGGGAGGCTGAGAACTTCACCTATAGCGCCTTTTGGTTTAAAGGCGAGCCGATCGTCGTAATTTTCCACAGAGGCGGCGAACGCGCAAACAAGGACGGCTCTCATCGCCATTGGGTCGTCACCCGCCTGGCGTTGCCCTCCGAGCTCTTTCATCTTCAACAGACCTACACCATAACCGAAGCCCTAACCTCGGAGCTGAAATCCTACATGGCGGGGGCGGCATAGTGGACGAGAAGACCAATCTTCCGGGGCGGGTAGCGGCCGAGCAAACAGGCGAAAGCTATCGCGCCGCGACCTTCCTGAAAAACCTACGGCCGCGCGGCCCTTGGGTCGTTACCTCCATTCACGATGGCACCGTACGCTCAGAGCAGTTTAGCTCCGGGCAGCAAGGGGCTATGGCAAAGTGGATTATGATGCGCCAAGGGCGCGTCAATTTGTATTGGCACATCAACCCAACATATAGCGACCCCGGCAATAAGGCCGCATTGGAAGACGTGTCTCATGTAGAGCGACTGCACGTTGATATCGATCCGAACCCCAATGCGGGTATTCCGCTCGAAGACCAACGTGCCGCCATTCTTAGCGCTCTTACAGACAGGGCGCGCCTGGTACAGCTGGGACTTCCCGGCGCACCCAATATCATTATCGACTCTGGCGGCGGATATTGGGCGTTCTGGAACTTAGTTGAGCCTTATTCATTGGACGGCCGGGACGCCCAGGAACGCCGAGATAACGCCCACCGGGTCGGCGGCCACAATAAGTGGCTGGCCAAAAAGCTGAACGAAGCGCTCGGCACCCGCTATGCCGACGATTGCCACAACGTGGACCGCGTCGCCCGGCTGCCTTGGGTCCTCAACATCCCCACGGCGAAGAAGCGCGCCCAGGGGCGGACCAACGCGGTGGCCTCGGTAATCAAGGACGACGACGGCGGCCACTACACGCTCGACCAGTTCGGCTGGGAGGACGTCGGCGAAGCCGGGCCATGCCGAGAAGCCGTCGAGGCGGTGCACGTTAGCGAGGGCGACTGGTCTCCCTTGCCGGGCGGCGACGCCTGGGAGGCCGTACAAGAGCTGATTCGCCGCTACCCCGAGGTGCGGCCCAAGACCACTGAGCTGATCCTGCTGGGTAATTACTTGCACCCGGAAGGCGAGGGCGTGCCCACTAAGGCCGAGGACGGCGCCGAAGTAGTGGACCGTAACGCGATCTTCCACCGGGTGAACAGGGCGCTGCAACAAGCAGGCGTACCGCTCGGCCTGGTCATTGAGATCTTGAAGGATCGCCGCTTCGCCGTGAGCGAACATGCGCGCTTCCCGGCCAATAAGGGCGTGATCTCGCGGCACGAGCTCGGGGGCGGAGACCTTCACCGCTTCGTGAGTAACCAGGTGCGGAAGGCCGCAGCGAAGCTGGCCCAGGAAGCGAACAACGCCAAGATCGCAGCGCGGAAGCTGGATGAGGCTACTCTTACGCAGGCAGAAGCCCCAAGCAACACTGCCGAAGCGTCAAGTCCGAGGCCTGAGGTGTCAAGTAGCGGCCCGCGCGCCGACGCCGAGCCCGCGGAAGGCGGCGGAGCAGCGCCGCCAGGGCCGCCGCCTCCACCACCTCCGGGCGGGAATGGCGACGACTACATGCCGCAGGAAATGCGCTTCCAACTCCCAGAGAACGGCGGACCACCTCTTAAAAACGAACGCAATATCCTCGTCGCGCTACGCCGCCTCGGCGTAGGGCTCAGCTATAACCGCTTCGCTGACCGGCTGCTCATCGAAGGACTCGAAGGCTTCGGCCCTGAGCTCAACGACGCAGCCGTCACCTCGCTCTGGCTCACCATCGACCGCACCTTCGGCTTCCGCCCGACCAAGAGCTATTTCTACGATGTACTAACGAATGCAGCGCTTGCCAATAGCTTCCACCCCATATTCGATTATTTTGCTACGTTAGAATGGGATGGAACGCCCCGCCTTGACACATGGCTGATCCGGTATGGCGGCGCTAAGGACACGCCCTATGTCCGGGCCATTTCACGCCTTACGCTCCTAGCGGCCGTGCGCCGCTTACGGGTGCCCGGTTGTAAATTCGACGAGATGCCCGTATTGGAAGGACTACAGGGCACGAATAAATCCTCGGCCCTCAAGATCCTCGCTGTCAACGACGAATGGTTCACGGACGACCTACCGCTCGGCGCCAGTTCCAAGGAGTTGATCGAACAGCTCACGGGCAAATGGATCATCGAGATCGCCGACCTCCACAAGCGTGGCCGTCCCGAGATCAATAAGGTCAAGGCCCAGCTGAGCCGAACCGAAGACCGCGCACGCCTGGCCTATGGAAAGCTCGCGGTGAGCGTAAAGCGGCAATTTGTGTTCTTCTCAACAACAAACGAAGAGAAATACCTTGAAGACCCCACTGGCGAACGCCGCTTCTGGCCAGTCTTTACGCAACGCTTCGACCTTGACGCCCTAACTCAGGACCGCGACCAGCTTTGGGCCGAAGCCGTGATTCTTGAGCAACGCGGCGAGAGTATCCGAATGGACGCCTCGCTTTGGAACGAAGCCGCCATTGAGCAATCCAAGCGCTCCGTGGTGGAGATTGATCCTTGGTATGAACACCTCGACGAGCTGCTCGGCGAGCGCGACGGCAAGATCCTCAACTCCGATATCTGGCGCCTCGTCGGCCTAACCCCAGACAAGATGAAACGAGACGATACCTTCCGCATTGCCAACGTCATGCGGCGCCTCGGCTTCGCACCGGCCTCGCTGCGCTTTAAGGTCAACGGCATTAACAAGAAGCACCGCGGCTTTGTTCGCGGCGAAGACGCCGATACCCGCGAACAGCAACTCGTCGTGCGCATCACGGATAGCGGCGTCACGATTACGCTGATGAGCCTCGAGGAGCAAGTTGCCCAGGGCGGCCATCAATACCAGCTCAACGGGCACGAGGTGCCTTTCTAGCCCGATAGGCCCCGTTCCTGACGAACACGCTAAGATCCCCGCCCTAAAAAGCGGGGATTTTTACATGTTGTCCGTTCCGGTCCGGTGGGAACGTACCCACCCGTTCCGTGAAAAACCCTGGCTCTGCCACGTGTTGCACGCCGCCAGGAACGCCAGTACGGTGAAAATCGCAGTTTTCATAAGGGCAAATTTCTAGGCGCCCTACCCCTACGCCCAGGGGGCTACTCCCCTCCCTCCTGGGCTACTCTCCTACTCTCCTACTCTTTTATATATCCGTTCCTAGAGTTCCGGGGTTCCGGTAGGGGGTACGACCATGGAAACAGGCCGTTTTACCCGGAACGGATGCCCGGAACGGATATGGTGATTTTTGGGTGGATACGTTCCGAGCTGATGGCGACAGCGGCGTTGGCACCCCCTGGGTTATATGTTCGGGCAGTGCAACATTAAGCGCAACGAACTCCTATGGACCAACAATCCCTCACTGCCCTGCACAACGCCATGGTCGCCCTCGCCGGGCTCACCCTGGGCATTGTGCTCGTTCTCCTCTCTGCCGCTTAGGAACACTTGTCATGTTCTCAATCGAATCGCTTAATGCAATCCACGCCCAGGCCATGGATGCAATGTACGAGCATGACGCCGTACTAAGTCATATGGATCGCACTTGGCGTTATTTCCGCATGAACCCGCCGAGCGAGGCTGTAGCAGTCGCCTGGCGGCTTTACGCGCTCCACGCAGCGGTGATTATCCAAACCCTTCCCCAGGGCCCAGAGCGCACCCTCGCCCTCCGAGGGCTGCTTGAGTCGCGCTCCCAGCTGACTTTGATCGCGCATGACGCGAATGAGGCTGCACAAGCCGCGCCCAGGGGGAGCGAATGATGGCGCTCGTTAAGCTGCCTATTATGTGGTGCTTAGTGTGGGGGCCGTACAATCCGGCCGTCCCGAAGCAGCCTTTCCAATATATGCGCTGCAATATCCCGGAGGCGAGTGTGTGCTTCCGGATGGCACTGCTCACAATGCGCAAGGTGCGTTCGGTTCAGTTTATGCACTGCCGAGCGCAGCGGGAAGGCGAATAATCAGAGCGGCGCCGCGATGCTTGGCGCAAAGCTAGAGCAACATGCAATAAATGGGGACCACAATGGCACAGCACTCCTCTAAGCTGATGGAAGCCGTAACGCGGCTGGGCGAAAGCAACAACATTCGCAGCGAATGCGCAATGGGCCGCATGGAGTTGCCCAGGGAGGCGACCGTGTTGGAGCCGGTGCTGCCGCGCTACACGCCGGAGCAGGCGACGCTGACGCCCGATCATGCTTCAGACCTGTTAGCAGGCGTGGACTATTCTCGCTCGGAGGAGCGCATCAGGGAATGGCTGGCGGGTGGGAAGAATGCCAAGGCAGCTATCCGGGCTGAATTCCGCCAGAAGCTGGTCCGCAACGACTTCACCTCTACCTATGAACGTGCCGTGGCTGATGGCCTGGTTGAGGCCGATCCGAATGTGGGGCCTTCGATCGGCGCGATCGCCGAGGCGATGCTGCGCGCCTATTCTCGCAATCCACGGGCTCGATTGGAGGACTGCAAGACGAAAGACTGGACAAACGCAGCTAGCGCTTATGCGAGTTATCCCAAAGGCGTGGCGCGGGACGTCGATGCAATGGCGAAGGTAGTCTTAGCGGCTCGATGCGCGCCGCTCGACGTCCCCCTGCCATGGAGCAGCGTGAGCGATACAGCAAGGCAAGACTATCGGGCCGCCGCGCGCGCCGCTTATAATGTGTTGCACCGTCGCGTGCCACAGGCCGCTCCGAGCTCGGTGCCCTCTGACAGCACGGCGCCGCAGGAGCACATTGAACTCGCAACTGTGATAATGCAGGCGTGGCGTGGCAGTCCTAGCCGCACTTGGGGTGAGTTGTTGGCCGAGGCTCAAGCCGGTTACCTTGCCGTGGCACAGCGGTTGTGCTTCTTATACCATACTGTGGATGGCGAGGTTATTGCCCAGGACGAGCGCCTCGCCGATGAGTTGCGCGAGGTGTTCCATGCGGTCTTCGTCGGCTCCAAGCCGCGTCCCTGGGCAGAGCTCCCCAGGCACTCCCAGCAGCGCTGGCTGCGGGCACTGCGCGCAGGCCGCCATTGGCTGGCGAACCGCATATCGGCTGACCTTGAGGTTATGGCTGGCGTGGCGATTGTGCCCAAGCCGGGCGGAGTTGAGCGTGTCAATCTCAACAACAAGGCGCAGGATGCATCCGACATCGTCCTGGAAGTCGCCCAGGTGCTGCGCGGCAATACGGGCAACCCCCTTACCCGTGATTGGGAAGAGCTCGCCCCTGAGCTACGGGCGGCTTGGCAAAAGGCCGCGGTCTATCTCTACCAGTTGTGCGCCGTGTATAATCCGGAAGACCTACCCGAATGGCTGCTGCAGGATTGCTGCGCTGCCTTTATGGGGCATGACAACGCCTGGACCGACGCTCATATCCCCCTCTGGCGCTCGGGCGTAAAGGCGGCATTGCGGCGGCTGTATAAGCTCCGGGCACAAGCGTAGCCGTGAGCCGCTACGCCGGAGTGCAATGCGAAGGAGCCTAGGCCGTGACATTCGAATACACCCCGGAACAACAGACCCTCATCTCTGCAACGGAAGTGACGGCGCTCGGGATGATGGGCACTTTCCGCCCAGACCCGGCGCTCGCGGAGCGCTACAAGAATCTGTTCGCTTCAATGTTGCTACCGCATATGCGCGTAGAGCGGTTCTCGGCCTGGGTGGGTTTTAGCCAGGGCAACACTTCGGAATTCTCTCAGTCTTTCAGTTACCTGGTGCATATTCGCCTACCGGACAGCACCGAGCGCCGCACCTATGAGCGCGTACACATATTCACCCATCGCACCTTCTCCCAACGCTCCATCCTGAGCACAATCGCCGAGCTCGCCTGGGGCCTTAACGTCTGGACCACGAAGTTTCCCGTTGAGGAACTCCGGCGCTGCACTCGGCCACTCGAGGAGGCCCCGGCCTAGCCATGCCCTACGCCGACCGTCCTGGCCCGCCCGTCACCTACCATTACGACGAGAGCCCAGAAGCCCTGGCCAAGTTGGACGCGGCCGTGCTGTACAGGCTCTGGGAGCTCTGCAACGCCCTGGGCACGGATACAGTCGGCCATTCCGCTCTGGCGGGCCGCCTCCGAGATTATTGCACGATATACCGGCTTGTG